CACTTTGTGTGCGTCTTAATTGATTTATCGGTCGTTCAGCTATGCTGAACCACTCACCCGAAGGGTGGGCAACGTTTCCTTTGAACTTGAACCGCACTTTGTGCGGTTTTAATTGTTCAAAGGTGTATATCGCTTGGTTTAGAAATATATGTTGTTATTATATATAATTAAATAATAATATGAATATTTCAACCCGTAAAACAAAAGGTGCACCAGGAGTATTAGAAATTGATGACAGTGAATCTGCCGATAGCAATAAAAAGCAAAAACTGAGCCCCGGTTATTCGGGTAAGGGATTAAACTTTGATCAATATAAACAATCACAATCACAACCACAACCACAAACTGTATATACTGCAGTACCGGTTGATTGTAGTTCACCTATCAGAAATTCACGACAATCACCCGATAAATGTCCTGATTCACAAATCAGTGGAATATCTATGTCTTCTCAGGAGGACTCACAATTTGGTATGTCGAGCCAATACAGTGATCCAACTGTCAATGCAAGTCCAACGATTCGGGATTACCGCGCAGAACAAGAACAGCTACATCGCGAACAATCCCAAATAGCCGGTTGGATAAACCAAGTAAAAGATATAAAGGCCGCTGCAAAAACAGAGAAGAATGAAGATAAATATCGGTTAGCAAACATGACACTACAAAATTTGAATAGTTCTACATTAGATTTCAATGCAAAATACGGGATAATGACCGAATATTTAAACCCAAATGTATATAGTGATAGTTCAGAAACTCAAGACGAAGAAGAAGAAGAAGAAGATGAAGCAGGTCCAAACCAAGCTATAGAAGATGAAGCAGAAACCCCTGATGAAGTTCTGACGGTTATAAATGGGTTAAACAGCATATATAATAAATTAATAAATGCAGAAGATAAAGAACAGGCAAAACAAATGGCAAAACACCATGTAACAGAAATTATGAATACATTTGAAAATGCATTAAAAGAGAATCAAGCCATCAACGATGAAGATATCCTATCAATAATTGACGATAGTAAAATAAAAACAACCTGTAAATCAGGTAGCAGTGAATGTTCAAATCTAACAATATTAACCAGTTTGATTTTACAGTTACCAGAAGTAAAAACGAAATCTGGTAACAAACCGGTTGAAACTGCCAAGAGACGTGAGAATGTGGAAAATATAATGGACGCTATTTTAAGTACTAATCCAGCTAAACACAAATTTATCCAAACACATGAAACCCAAAAATTAAGACATGATAATGAAAGAAATACAGATTCTGATCTACAATTTGAGAATGTATGGGGTACTATTGCTGATGTAAAAAAAAAATGTTGTTATATATGCGAAGGTAAATTAGTAGATATACCGGGGATTTCCCCTGAAATGGAACATAAGTTACCCAGTATTGAATTTTATACAAAAGTTCATAATATTAATGAAAAATATCCAGATTTATTACAGAAATGGCAAACATATATTACGGTAAACGCGGAAAAAGTGAACAGTTTATATATGTATATAAATTGCAATGGGAAGCAATGGTATCAGGACCATGTAAGGTTTCTAACACCTCAATTTGGTAAATTATTAAGCCCATTTATAGAGAGCAATAATAGTGACTCAAATATTAATATATTTATTGCATTATTAAAAGTATATTTGATGGAATTTGCATATTCTCATCATGTATGCAATCAAGTAAAAGATAATGATAATTTAAACACTTCAATACTTAGAACTCAATTTATAAACAAAATAAATGCGTGTATAGATAAATCTGACAGAAATGTAGAGCTGAATCAGGCGCGAGTAAAGCCACACAAAGTAACGGCAGAAAAAGAATTCATACGGTTTAACGATAACAGTAATAAAATAATGGGTGCTCATTTTAATTTAATAAACCATTATATTCAGGAATATGCAGACTTATATTCTCCTGGCGTAAACATAACATCACAGATGAAGTTAAAAATTATAATGGTTCAATCAATTAAAGCAACAATCAATTATATCATTAGCCGACAAAATGCAATAATGCAAAAAAACCAGGGTGTTCTTTCTAACATTGACGCCAACCAACGTTATATACCAATGTTAAATGAATTAGATGCACTTAAAAAATCACAAGATGAATATAATGCGGCAGCCGCAGGAGGCAGACGTCGTATGACAACGTTTAACGGAAAATATCCATTCTATAGTAAAACAGCATATGCCAACAAACTTGCCGACTATGAAAATGAGTTGAATGAATTACAAAGTAACCTAAAGAACGGTCTCTTGAAATCCTTACAAAAACAGTTTGATATACATAGACCAGAACTATCAATAGGTAAGCCTAAGTCAGGAGTTGGTGGAAAAAAGACAAGGCGAATCAAACCAAAATCCAATAGAAAACCCAGAAAGAATCGAGGTGTAAGACGTTGTAACAAAACACAACGTCATAGAAAAACAAAAAAGAAATAAACAGATTACTATTACTATGTTAAATTCATTTTCTTGATTTCGTTTCGTTTGGTTATCCATTCTTTATCCAAATCCAACATAGCACCACTATATTGTGTATTTTTTTGTTCAATATCACTATAATTATCATATTGTGTAACAGTTAATGGTGTAATAAGATACCAATAATCCTGCATTTGTAATTTCAACCAATAACGGTCAACTGCATAATCGTGTTTGTTAGTTGGATTTTGTATTAATTTCGCCAATCCTTCTTTGAAATTCGCGATTAATGTATCATAATACTCTTTTTTCACAATATATCCAGTGGTGGTTTGACAATAAAAAACACGAGATGCATATTCATATAATTTTTGAAAGGGTGGACAATTATTTCCACTAACAAGTAATACGTCCCAATTAATTGTATCATTATCAACAAATTTGGTTAAATTTTGTTTAAATAATTCTGGATTGGTAAAGGTAATATCATCTTCACATATAAAAACTTGTTCATAATCGCGTTTTTTTGCTAATTCCAGACATTTTATATGACTAAGTGTACAGCCAATTGCTGGTGATTTCGGTTGAATTCCCACAACACGTTCAGCAGTAATCCCCATTGTATTAAATTCTTGTGTAATATGTTCTAATCTATCTTTACGATGGTCTAAATTAATAAAAAAGGTATGTTCAAATAAATCCATTATATGAATTGTATAATATATAATTCATACTACTTATATTTAATAGTTTTTACGTAAATATATACTATTGTGATATTTCTATTGTTTTCAAGATAGTATCAATCACATCCTTAGATTCACTACGAACCATTTGTGTATGTAAATCTGCATGAGTTTGTTGTAATAATTTCATATCATCTTGCAATATCTTTACAGTTTGTGTTAATTGAATCATACTTTTCGTAATGGATTCCATATTCTCTTGTATTAATGCAATAGCATTATCTGGATTAATGGGTTCATCTTTCCATGAAACCGTTTTTTTATCAAGAGTCGGTTGTTCAATCTCTTGTATTGAAATATTAATAGTAGAATCCGTATCTATATGAAGTTTGGGTCGTTCACCCTCGCCTGAATGTGCATATGTATTGGAAGTAATATTCTGTTGTTTTGTATGTGAACCCATATTAATGGGTGGTGGGATATTATTCATATCATATTCTCGTTGTTTGAGTTGTTGTTGAACCAGTACATCCATATTTTCAATAACCCTGTCATCAGTTTTTTCTGCAAAATCCACATCATCCGGAACACTGCGTTTATTCATAGCGGCATACTCATTTTGACGTTGTTCAAATTCACTTGCATAAATATCTTGCCTATTATTGGTAACAATCGGTGGTGTATTTATAGAATATGAATTAACCGGTTGAACAGTCGGATCATCATTGATATGTGACGTAGGCTTAGATGTGGAATTTGTTTGTTCCCGTATATTTTGAATCATATACGAAATTGTTTCTTTATTAACGCGGTTTAAATCATTTACTGTTAATTTTTGGTTTCTGTATTGGTCGTAAAATTTACTTACGATTGTTTTAAACCAATCCACTTTTGTATCAGGGTTATATCGTGAAAAAAATGTTTGAATATATGAGTTTTTACTAATAACGTTCCATAATAATTCTTGATTTGCAGATACAACATATAATGACATGATGTATAAAAGTATGTCATTATATCTATATTTGTTCATTAGTTAATGTTTTTTTGTTTTGCGATGTCTGGATTTTGGTTTACGGTTGCGTGATCTTTTTTTCTTACCTCCTCCAGCGGTTTTTGAATCTTCACTTGCTGGTTTAATATTTATGGTTTCTTTATAAGAATGGAAAAAATTTCTAATAGGTTCTTGTTGGTCTTCTGGTAAATTACTATTTTTAACATAATCAAATACGTTTGTTAAAAAGTGTTCTACTTGGTCTTTTGATGAGAAAGTTGAGTTAAGATTTTGTGGAGTAATTTTAATATCATTAATTAAGAACCCTTTGCTATTTTTTCTTTCACTTCCAAATATATCAATGGTGACGCGTGGCTTACCTCCAGATTGGACGGCCTTGGTGTCAGCATCACCATCACCAACATTATCATCAACCGTAGTATCATCAACCTTAGTATCATCAACCTTAGTATCATCAACCTTAGTATCATCAACCTTAGTAGCATCAACCATAGTAGCATCAGTACCATCAGGATTAGTAGCATCAGGCTTAGTAAACATGGTTCCCATTATATTATATATAAGTTATACTATAATGATAAAAAATTACGAATTAAAATATTTTTTTCTATAACGATGCATATATTTATCTGGTATTCGTTTATTCTTAAAAAAGTCTATTTTTTCTGTATAACTCTTAAATTTCTTCTTATCGGTTTTGCTGGTCAACATCGTAATAATAAAATATAACGAATACATTCCACATTCATTGTTTTGGTATTGATGTTCCATAGGACAATTCTCATAAAAATGAATGTGTAATGGATTTTCTAATAACAAGCCTTGTTCAGTAATACGTGTAACTAATGCTTTGATTTCATCTGGTATAGACTCACCATTGCTATCCATATAAAATATATATTGGTCTTCTAAATCAAGGAATAACGAAACCCAATGAGAACCATTTTGTTTATGATTGTCTAAATTAAATACAATACCCATTTTCGTTTTTCCAGTATCAACGTATGATTTTAAATCAAAAGTACAAAGTTCTTCCCAAACACATGTGCCATCATGTTCAGGTGGGCGTGTATCAAAATCAATAGGTGTTGGTCCAATAACTCTAAAGTTTTTATGAGATTTTTCATACTGGTTGAGAACCGCTGCAATATCAAAATTGGAAAGCCATTTATCAGGGTTTTTCTTCCAAGATTCTGGGTGTTTCGGTGCAAAAGATTCCTTAATAAGTTTATTTTTCACCTGATTATCTGTAATGGATTCTAACCAACAATCTTCCTTGTCACATGTTTTCAACTTATTTTTTAATTCATTCCATATTTGTTTAGGACTGGTAGATTTGATAGTGGTTTTGTGATGTTGTGTATTGAAAGAATCTTTTAATTTATATAACACCCCGTCAGTTAAACAACTAATACCAACACTGGTTTTACCCTTTGTAATAGGATTACAATTCATTGGTTTTAATTTTCTGGTTTTGGTGGTCTTTTGTTTTTTACGTTTAGTTGGCATCGTTAGTTATATATTACGTAGATTAAATAGTCTTCTTTTTATTTCTCTTTTTATTTCCTCCAACTGGTTTGACGAAAAATGGTTTACGATAACCAGGCTCAATGTGATTAAGGTCAGCTCGTGATATACAAGGTATAGATGTTGTTGTTTCAGTTGAATCACCGCAATTATTTGAACATGAAAAATCGTACACATTTAATCCACAGTTTTCACCTATAACTTGTTTGATCAAATCTAATAAATATCTTAGCTGAATTTCTTCAATTCGTGTATTATCGCCGTCCTTCTTAACATATTTGGTGTTTAATGCTTTGTCTAAATCCATAGTAGGGTTATATTTATCTTTAAACTCATTAAACCCATCAATTCTTAATAAATTTATGAGCTGACCTTTATTCTCTGGGTACTCATATGTAAATTTATTTTCATCAACATGTTTTTTATGAATAGAAGTTAACCATATTCCATTATGAGGAAATCCGGTTATCTTATCATAAACGTCAAATAAACGTGCTAAGGGTTCAGAACTGTGTACTGACAAAATTTTATCAAAAGGCAATGTATCAAAATAAGAGGTGATTTGTTTTTCATTTTTTCCATCTCCCGATGGTTCATCTTGGCGAAAAGAGTTATTCATTTGAAAAGGAATTGTTAAACTGTGATACTTGCTTTGCATATGTGATACAAGATTGTTTCCAGTAGCATTATAATATCGTATATTATAGTTATTTGATGGGATGGTTGTAGTAACGCATCCGTGAGCAATAATAGCAATAGTGACAACATGAAATATTCCACTTTCAATATCCCCTCCACCTTCATGTTGTTTACATTTCTTTGAATATAGGGGGTGTTTCTTTGGTTTAGACGATTTTGGTTTTGGTTTTGGTTTTATTTTGCGTGTTCTTTTATTTGAATACTGTTTCTTACTCCTAAATACCATTATTAGTTATATATTAGTTATATATTAGTTATATAGTAGTTATATAGTAGTTAGAAAATGTTAGCGTTTGTTTGAAAACATACGCATATCATAATTCGCAATAGGTAGATTCCCCTTTTTTATAACACGGTCTTTTCCCCATAATGAACTGGTAGAAGTTTGTGTATCGGGGTCATCGTCCATAGTACCAAATAAAGTGTCATCCTCATTATCATATTGGTCATTCTGGGAATTACGTTGTCTCTCATTATCTTTCATTTTAAAATGTCGTATGAGTTGTTTAGTATATGTATTAAATATTTGGTTGATGTCTGTAGAGATTTGCAAATCGGGTGAATCAATCATATCGGCAGTGATTTGTAATATTTTGTTACGATATTTACGTTTATCATCAATCGTTTGATTATCCAAAATAGCTTGGTCTGGATTGGTTTGTGCAACATATTTACGATAATGTTTTGTATTCATTAATAATGAGAGGGTTAACTCATCCATATCCGTATTGTTAACGTGACTATCTAACTCGTTATTCTCTTCGTTTAACGTATTTTCACTACAATCATCAATCGTATCTTCGGTTGAATCGTCTTTCATACTAAGTAATATATATGTTATAATAGTATTATTTAATTTAATTTTATTTAGTTTAGTAATTATAATTTCATGGCTATAATAATATTGTCCTATACTATATAATAGATTACATGTTACCTGGAAAACCAATAACTCAAAAAAGTACGGATCAAACCAATTCGCGTAAAATTTTAAGCAAGTCATGGAACCAATCAAATGTAATAGGTACGATTAATGATAAAAAACGTATACTAACCCCATTTAGGGCGGCAAACAATTTAGGTGATTTTCTTATACGTAAAAATTATGTATGTGGTGGACCTAACCAAATAAACCCTGGTAAAACCGGAACAAAAACCTCAATCGGCTCAATTATGAGTGCTTGTGATAATTCGGGCGTAGAAGGTGCATCTTGCAATCCCAAATTTGTTTCGGATTCATCTGATTATGTACGTTTTCGTAAATTACGTGCTATGAATAAAAATTACGCTGCATAAAATAAATAATAACAATTATTTCATTTAGCTAATGCACGTTTACTTTAGATAACAATATAATTTATATCACTATGTTATAGAATCATTGTGATATGTTTAAAATGATGTATAGTAAGCAAAATATAAACAATGGTGCATTATCAGGAGCAAAACCTATGCCTCTAAAAGATAGTACAAGTAATAATGAAAGTGCATTTAATATGTCAAGACAAACCTATTTGAAAACTGTTCCATCATCACCGATTACCAATAATATAAAACTTCAAAAAAAATGGTCAGGAAATCGTGATGCTTCCCAAATTGTAGCAAATCGTCGTAATGTAGCAGTCGGTAAAGGAACATTAAATGAGAATGATGGGTTATATTCGTTTACTGCATATAATGAGATAAATGTTCAAAATACTGCATTACAACGTGCTCGTGCAGGTGGTTCTGCAGCTCCGCCTAAAAAAAATGCAGGAACCGCAAATGCACCAACCCGTACATTTTCACCAGTTCAATATTCCAATGTAAATGGAACTATAAGTAATCAATATATAAAGAATTTTTATGGTAATAATGCCCCTGTAAGCTACCATTAATAATTCTACATCGGCATAAACAACCGATGAGTAGTGTTGTTTAATGAAAGGGTAATATTATTGGTATTGTTATATTGAACATAGACGATACCATCATCTTTAATAATATTTGTATATTCATACATGAAATACAAATATAGTAGATAAATACCGATATATAAATAAAACATTATATGGAAGTGTATGATAATGATAATAATTAGAAATAGGTAATATCAATTTTTTTCACAATATACAATATATTGTGTAATGTACAGTTATTTAGTTGAATTTTTTGGTACTGCGTTCTTTATTTATGTTATCTTTGCAACTGGAAATCCTTTAGCAATTGGTGCTGCATTAGCATTGGTTGTATTGGTAACAAGTAATATTTCAGGTGGACACATTAACCCTGCCGTGACAATTGCCATGGCTTCTGCTGGTAAATTACCTGTAGATGAAGTTTTGCCATATTGTTTAGCACAAATCATGGGTGGATTAACAGCCCTTCAATTATACAAACGTTATCAATTATAGGTACAAAAATTATGTAATAACAAATATTTTATTATATAATTTACTTTGTTTTGTTCATTGCACGAAATAATATAAATAAACCGACTAAAGAGAGAGAACCAATATAGATACTGGTAACTCTATCGGGTATAAATCCTGTAGATTTTTCTTTATCGTCTTTTTCTTTATCATCTTTGTCTTTTTTGTCCGTTTCTTTTAACTGTATTCCTTGAATACTTGGTAATTTATCTATAATATGGGTTTCCTGAAATGCTTCAATAGCAACTGGTGTTTTTTTAGAAATAGGAGTAAATGCAGAACCGGATGATGGTTTCCAGAATGTGGTTGATTCCATATTTTCAAAATTATCCATCAATGGACATTTTTTAACAGTAAAATTATCTCGAACTATTTTACCATTACCTCCTGCATTCTTACGACGGGTTTCATCATGGGATAATTTGGGGATGTTATTTAAAAAACTTTTCATCTTATATACAGTAATTGATATTTTTATTTCCTATAATGCTAAAATACTTATAAGTCAAACAATAAGGTAAAAAATATTTTTATTTACCTATTTACAAAATAATCATAACAATTTTATTTTTAACAATTTTATTGCCTTTTTTGCAGCCTTTTTTGCATTTTGAGAAATACTCTTTTTAATTTTGACATGTTGTTTCTCAGCCAGTTTTATATTTTTCTCGGTAAATTTTGCCTTTTTCAAAATTGTTCGTTGCATTTTATTAGATTGAGCCTTTATTCGTGGTAATACCCGTTTACTATAATAACGTTGTATCTTACGTTCATATGCTAATATGATTCGCTGTCTGTCATCTTCTTTGATTGGTTCAACTATTTTGGTTAAATGATGAAGAAACCTGATTAGTAATCGTTTTATTTGATAATCAAACTCAGCATTGAATGAAGTAATAGTAGGAATAAGATTAAAACATTGTTGTATTTTATTGACAACGTCGGGATGATAGCGATATAACCGGTGTTCATCAACCACCATAATCATCCGTTTGTAAAATGATGAAAACCGAAGGTCGCCTTTTAATAAATTCAGTATGGGATGTATGTGTACACATTGTTGTTCAGCTTTTAAAAATATGATAGGTGGTAATAACTGAATAAATTTTGGTTTAACCGAATAATCGTTATCTACTTTTGTAAATAATTGCATATACACCAGTTGTTCATACTTATGTAGAAGTAATTTTGTTTGTTTAGACCGGTATAAATACTGTATTGTATCTGCGAATAGAGGTGTTAATATTTGCATTCGTGTTTCAATGTCTACAAAATCATATATAGTTAATCGCAATTCAATGGGTAACCATTTAATCCATGTGGTCCAATGTTGATTACGGTCAGCTGGCATATTATGGGTTATTATATTATTATATTATTATTATAATAACATATTATATCAATTTTTTTATAACAGTGACGGTTTAAAACTCAGTGTTGAACTCAAATACATCAGCATCTACTGTTTTATTTGCAAGTGCATACTCAGAGTTGGTTCGCTCAAAAAAGTTCACTTTTGATTCCATACTAATTAATTCCATAAAATCAAAAGGGTTTTGTACACAATAAATTTTGTCATATCCTAATTGTAAAACCAAACGGTCAGCTACATATTCTATATATTGTGTCATTAATTTTGAGTTCATACCAATCATGCGGCATGGAATAGCTTCGGTAATAAATTCTTTTTCAATTTCAACTGCTTCTTGTATAATTTCATAAATACGTTTCTTACTTAATTTTGTTTGCAACTTTGAATATAATAATACCGCGAACTCAGTATGTAATGCCTCATCTCGTGAGATAAATTCATTAGATAATGTGAGTCCTGGCATGAGTCCACGTTTTTTAATCCAATATATAGAGGCAAATGAAGCAGAAAAGAAAATACCTTCAATTGCAGCAAATGCAACAAGGCGAGCTGCAAAACTACTACTTTCGTCGCCTATCCATTTTTTTGCCCAATTTGCCTTTTTTGCAATGCATGGATAATTCTGTGTAGCTTCAAATAATTTGATTTTTTCTGAACTATCCTGAATATATGTATCAATTAATAAACTATACATTTCTGAATGAATATTTTCCATAGCAATTTGAAATCCATAAAATGCACGTGCCTCTGATAGTTGTACATCACCCATAAACCGTCCCGCCAAATTTTCAAGAACTAATCCATCGGAAGCAGCAAAAAACGCCAATACCATTTTAATGAATTGTTGTTCATCATTGTTTAACTTATTCCAGTCATTCATATCCTTGGATAAATCAACTTCTTCGGCTCGCCAAAAACAATCAACTTGACGTTTATACATTTGCCAAACATCATCGTGTTTAATAGGGAACATAACATAGCGGTTTTCGTCGGGGGTTAAAATATCATCAGTTCGTGGAATTTCTGCCATAAACCTTCCTAGATATTATACACATAGATTTTTATCTTGTTTTTATAATATAATAACCATGTATGTTAGAAAAATAATAAAAAAGAGGTTGAAGTTATTAGCAATTATCATGCGAATCCTAAAAATATAAATAGTATATTTTCCCTTAGCATATTAGTAAGGATATTGGTAAAAATATATAATATATTTGTAGCATATTGTGTAATAATCTTGATATTATTATCCTATCATACTATATTTAAGATATATATATGAATACGAATGATTTTCAACCACTCGGTGAGCCTAAAAAACGCGGACGAAAAACGAAAAAACAACATGAAAAAGATTTGATAAAGGAGTATCGTTATGATAATCAAGATGAAGTTGAAAGTAATGTGTATACACAAAAAAAGTTATATGAAAACATGCAACACTTATCAAGTGTAGAAAAACATAGATTCGACCAAAAATTTACAAAACCTAAAAACGGACCACAGCGTGATTATTATAATTTATTAGGTCAACGCACAAAAAAGATAGTAGTAGCAACTGGACCCGCCGGAACAGGTAAAACGCTATTTGCAACAGAAATGGGTGTCAAGAATTTTCTAACAAATCATGTAGAAAAGATTATTTTTACACGACCATCAGTAACCGTAGATGAAGATTTAGGGTATTTACCTGGAACATTAGAGGAAAAGATGGCACCTTGGGTTCGTCCCATTTATGACATTCTATATACATTTATATCGCCAAAAGACGTGAGTTCATTAATAGAAGACAAAACAATTGAAATTTCACCACTCGGGTTTATGCGCGGGCGTACGTTTAAAAACTGTTGGATCATTGCAGATGAAATGCAAAACTCAACCGTATCACAAATGAAAATGTTATTAACCCGTTTAGGTGAAAATACACGATTAATCATTACGGGGGATTTGGACCAACCTGACCGTCACGGTGAACTGAACGGATTAGACGATTTCTTAGATAAGTTTAAAGGAAAACGGTCATCCAGTATAACCAGTGTTGAATTTAGTAATGACGATATTCAGCGGGAAGAAGTTGTTAAAGAAGTATTGGAGATATATAGCGGTGATATTCCATCAAGTTATCACATCAATAATGATGATAATAATGAGAATGAATCATATAACAGCGATTAACAATAAATATTTACAAAAGTATAAATATTTGTGATATAATATTATAAATGAATAAGACAATTCCAACGCATGCCGAAATAACGGATTTTGCAAAACTTACGTTATTAGTATATGAGTATGGTAAAGCATATGAGGTTGACAGGAAAACAACCATAGAAGAATTTGTAGCAAACGTTGTTGAAAAGAATGAACAGGATACTTGTCGCATGGATATAATTACTGAATTAGCAAAATCGTCCCCTCATGGAAGAGTTCATAAATTCTTTAATAATCCAAATACAGATTTACAAGCGGGTATAACAATAAGTGAAACCCATAATAGAATCTGTGTTATTTTCCGTGGAAGTGAAAGTAACTATGATTGGTATTATGATTTGGCATTTTTTAAAACACACCTACATGATGATGTATATGTTCATGGTGGGTTTCATACACACCTACATGATGATTGTATGTATGACCAAATAACCATTGAATTAAAGGATTTATTAATGAAAAATCCGGATTATGATATATATGTAACAGGGCATAGTCTTGGTGCTGCTTTGTCAACACTATATGGGTATGAACTTTCAAAAGAAATACCAAATAAAATAACAGTTGTTTCGTTTGCAAGTCCACGTGTTGGTAATACTCCATTTAAAACAGCGTTTGATTCTCAACCAAACTTAATACATTATCGTATTACTAATAAAAGAGATATAGTAACCGCTGCACCTAATATAAATTTTACACATGTTGGTATAAATATTACACTAACTGATAACAAATATACTATATTTTATAACTACGATTATCCGTGGTATTATTTTACGTTTTTTACATGTTGGAGTATAGGTGACCATTCAATGGATGTTTATTATAACAGGTTAAAGAAGAATATATGGACTCAAATATAGAATTATTATTGGTTTAGTATAAATTTATTTCGGTATATAAATTATATTATCATTAGAATGATGAAAAATCTAAAAAAAGTCATTTCGGGATTTCCCATGAAACGATTAATGTATAATCGTGGTGTGTTATATGCGTTGTGTATTTTAGCATTATTCAATCTCATAATGTATGCTAATGCAAGAGACTTCAACTCCGTTATAACATTATTAATTGTTGGCCTTTTAGTATCATTTTTTAGCAAAAACATGATTGTTGTATTAGCGGTAGCTATTGGTGCAACTTATCTATTGAATTATACCTCTGTCAAGTTGATAAGTGAGGGTGCTGAAAATATGAAAAAGGAAGGGGTGCAGTCAGGTGAGGAGTCAGGTGAGGAACCAAGTAAGGATACAGCTGAGGAGACAGCTGAGGAGACAGCTGAGGAGACCAGTGGAGAAACAAGTGGAGAAACAAGTGAGGAGACACCAGACCAGGATGCAGATAAAAAAAAGATGTATGATGCATTACAAACGGATTTTAAAGATTTTCAAAAGATTCAAGACTCTATATTAACAGGCATGAAAGAGATAGACCCATTATTAACAAAAGCAGAAACGTTTATTGAAAAATTTGAACAGTACGGTAAAAAATTAGAGAAGAGTGCATAATAACAATATCTTGATTAGTGTATAATAACTATATTTTTGTATGTAAATATTGTATACAAAAATAAAAATAATATAGCATGGTGAGTATTTTTACACAACTAAAACGGGCCGTGCGTTTTATAAAGGATTTACCCAACATAATATCGCGTGCCATAAACAAATTTGTTGACAACATGTTTAGGACGGCGTTTAGTGGAATTTTGAAAATGATAGAAGACTTTAGACGGATAGTATGTTTTCTGGAATCATTAGGATTACGCGGTAGAAATATTACATCGGGTGTTGAGAATATATTTAATGGTGTAGCTAAAAAAGTAGAAGCCATTGGAAAATCATTTAAGGCGGGGGTCGACTCTACTGGTACATTATTTTCATATACTGGTGAATATGCAGAAACCCGTATTGAATGCATAACAAAATTTATTAAGAACTTTTACAAATGTGCTATATTCTATGTTATACGAATTATTTGTGAAATAATATATGCAATTGTAACATTACCAATCATTTTTGTTTGTTATTTATTCGGTATAGATTTTGATAAAATGGTATTTACACCTGTATCAGAAGGACTCGTGTATATAGGCAGTTTCATTGGTGTTGATATAGAATTTTATTTGAAGTATTTTAGTGAAAGCATTTATGCAGATTGTTTTGCATGTAAACGATTAAAAGATTCCGCACTTTCTAATGCAGGAAAAGAATGGCAAGATACGTTTGATAAGAAAATACCAAATATTATGAAGGATGGTGGAGCAAAAGAATTTAGACGAGCTAAAAACCAATTCAATGAAGCATCCGTTCTTGTACCACAAGACCCAAAACTGGTTCATTAAAAATATAAAATTAATGTATAACTATAGTAGTATATATTATTAAGAAAACATGGGTTTTGTTCAAGATGTTATAAATGGAGTCAAATACATGATTGAAACATTTAAACGAATTATTTGTTTTTTGGATTCTGTACCAAAACGGATTAGTAATATAAATGCTGGTTTTGAAAATATATTTAATGGAATAAATGCCGAATTTGATGCAATTGGAACCGGTTTTGGTATGGGCGTTGATAGTATAAGTCTACTTGGTAAATACATAGGTGAGTATATTACTACACAATCAAACTGTGCTTTTCATTTTGCTGCAAATTTCTTTAGTTGTGTATTTTACTATATCATTGATATCCTCATTTATTGCGTGAAAACAATTATATATAGTATAGTTCAATTGGTTTACTGGATTATTCTTGCTCTGTTTGACGTAGATATCTCTTATGGAGAAGACCAGATAAAAACTGCATTAGTTGAGGTAGATAAAATAACATCAGCTTATTTAGGGTTATCTGTTCTTGATATCCGTTGGCCAAAATCAATAAGAGACAAATGTTATTTATGTAAACGTTTAAAAACGTCAGCAGTTAAAACGAAAGCAACCGATGTAAAAATTACATTTAATGAAAAGATACCTAATTTATTTGGTAAAAGTAGAGGAATGATGCGTAGAGGACGCCATCAATTTGAAGAAATATTTAAACTTTATGTACGAAATCCATCCGAAGTATATTAGTTTTTTTATCACAATAGAATATAAATGGGTAAAAAGTGTGTCCCAGGACTTATATGTATTGAAAATATGACATTCTTTTTATTAATTCTGGTTATTTTGCTTTTTATATATATTTGGTATAACCAATACCGTATTCATCAAAAAACATCCAATAATACAGGCGAAAAAGTAGTTTTTGTTAACACCAGTTCTAATATACCTCAAATGGTTCCTATTGCAAGTCGGCAAGATATTTTTAATGACCCATATTCTCCTCCTGGAAAAAATCCCGTTGTATATCCACGAAATTCAGGAGATGTAAGAGGTATACCTGTAAATGTACAAACACGGGGTGTAGATAATGATTATCAACAAATGGGTATTTTAACTCGATCTAATTATTCGGGTGATGAAATGATTTTACCATTAATGGGACGCAAACATATGTCTGGTCGTGATAAATGGCAATATTATACTATATCTGGTACTGGAAATTTAAACACAAAGTTACCTATTAGTGTAAATGGACGCAGTTGCACAAGTGAGTATGGTTGTGATGATATTTATAACGGGGATACTGTCTATGTAGAAGGTTATAAAGATACATTTAATGCTACGATTTATGAAAACAACCAGTTTCATTATATACCAGCCTAAAATGTAAATGCAGACAAACACCTGATTATATTCATATTTAGAGAATATTGGTTGTAATAAAATAAACTATATGTTTATTATATAGTTTACTTTGGCATGTCATATTTTAACATAAATGATAATAATATTTCAACTGAAGAAAAGATAACATACATATATAGTGGAGTTTCTATTAATCGTCGCGATATTATCACCCTCACCAATGATGATAATAAAAATTCCATAAAAAAAACAGATTTACCCGACGTTGATGGTAAGCGAATACCAGTAAAGAATACGTTTTATCAAATCAAATTAAGAAATAAAGAACCGAATTTTATCTACGGCGGGTTATCTCCTTCATCATATACTGCAAAATCTATTTATTTATTTGGGTTATTGCATCGCAACATTTCAGGAATATCGTCAAACGATAAATCTAATATTATTGGTGAAATTGTCATTGAACATACTAATCCTAACAAACAATTGCAAAAAGTATATACTTGTTTTTTAATTAAAGAGACTAAAGAGACTGACGTTACTGAGTTACCAGATGGACAACCCGAAGAAGATATTCCGAATAAATCTATTACAAATAAATCTATTGATGGGTTAATACCATTAATTAATAATAAGTTAGCCCCCGAATATACCTTTGATTTATCAAGTGATATTCCTACACAGACACATTCTATTCATTATGTTGATAAAACGAATCACATTTTTGTATTTACAAATCCTATTGAAATTAATAAAGATACTGCCAAGTTTTTTAAAAACGAAGTATCTCATAAAACCAATTTGTTTAGTATTTATCCTACTAATGATAGTAGCAACAAAACCTTATTTTATGGTAGTGAGACTATCCTATTAAACGGAACACCCTCCAATACAGATGGATTTCGTTTGATGGAAGGTATCGATGGAGACGATAATGCTGCAGAATCAAACGATATTTGGATAGATTGTTCACCAACTGGCGAAAGTGATGATACTGTTGCAGGAATAAGAAATGTGACTATTGATGGTGAGTATAGTGACCATAAAGAGCAAATTGATGGATTTAAAATGCTTACACATTTCTTCATGTTTATTTTGATAACATTATTATCATTTTTTATGATTCCAAAACTGTATAAGAATATTATAGTTGATTTTTTTAATAAAACTCCTGCTCCTCCATCGCCTCCTCATGATGCTACTGCTGTTCATACAAACATATTTCATGCAGATATGGCAATGATAATGATATTTCTCTTCAATGTGGGTGTTTCCTTTGTTTCAATCAGTATTTATTATATAATGTTTATGTTTGCAATTGCAATTGCCAGTTTTGCAATAATACAATTTAATAAAACTCAATCAGCATTCATGACAACTGATGGTAACAATTCCAGTTATGCATCGAATGCTACATTCCAACCAAAAGATGCTAGTATATTTGGGGGTGGTTTGATTATTGCGGCGATGGGCGCAGCTCTTTGGAATAAGAAACTACCTAATAGTGATTATAGACTATTTATTCCCTATCTATTATTTGCCATACTATCATTTATTATTATAAAATCAGTTATGTATGGAATTGAATACCAGTTGGAAGAAGATGACAATAAGAAAGAAGAAGTTAAATTTTTTAATATATGGTGGAAATGGTTAAAACCACTTGCAATAAGTTTCACAGTAATTAGTCCAATCATAATACTTGTGATAAATTCATAGATAATAACCGCACTAATATAAATTATATAATTTCAAATAATGATATTACATAATTAATCGTTTATTGATACATAGAGGCACCTCCAACATCATTAGAGACTGGACTGAATCCACTGGTTATAAAACGAGCAGGTTCACTTTTACCAACAGGAGCCATCTTGTCAATCATTTGCTCCTCTAATGTTTCCTTTTGAGGTGGGTTCATTTTCTTCATTTTTTTATCTTTCTTTACTTGTGTTGGTGTATGTTTCATAATAACAGCTTTACCAGTAACATTACTGCATCTACGAAGTAATTCATATCCGGCAAAAAGGTATAAAACAGCAAGTAACGGGTTTGCATAAAGGAATAGGTATACAGTCACTGCAAAAACACCTACCATACCGATTGGTCCGTCAATCATACCACATAACATACTGGGTGCCTCAATCGGCATAGCAATGTAAACTACAAGCAAAAAGGCTAAGCCCATTTCTAATTGTGTCATGTTTGTTAAAAAACTTGGTGCTTTCATTTTATATACAATAGTATTATATTTTGTGCTTTGGAAAATTGAATTAAAAAGTCCTAAATTACTATATACATCTACCTTTAACCATAGTATGAAGAAAAACTCGGGATATTCAAATGAATCGCGAACCAATCCTGTTATTCTTACAACAGTTGAACGAGAGAATGTTCGTTTAAACTCCTATATCGGGAAAAAGGGGTATACAATCCCCAAAGCCGAACTGCCTAAAGGTGAAGAAGAATTTTTGAAAAAAGATTTATTTGTAAAACCGTTTGTTCCTGGTGCACAGTTTGGTAATCCCAATGACCAATCTACTGCATTTCCAGTATATAGGGAAAATAATAATAAAATGTATTTACCCAGATTTTACGGAATACAACGATATGGTGTTCCAGATAGATGTGATATTGAACCTGGTGATGATATAGATGTTCCATTTGAACTTGCGTTAAGGGATTACCAAGTCAAAATTGTAGATATATATTGTAATTATGTATCTAAACCTCTATCCAAAGAAAACGCACAACACGGTGACGGTGGTATACTTGAGGTTCCTTGCGGTCGAGGTAAATGCAACGGATTAAACACACCTATTATGATGTATGACGGCACAATAAAAATGGTTCAAGACATAAAAGTGGGCGATGTAATTATGGGGGATGATTCAACACCAAGAAATATTCTAACTCTCGCACGAGGAAGGGAGCAAATGTACAAAGTCATACCAAATAAAGGCGATTCATATACTGTGAATGAAAGTCACATTTTATCATTAAAGTATAGTTCTACTGTAAATAAAAATACACCAAAGGGAACTATTCGTGATATTTCTGTATTGGATTATTTAAATTTACCAAAATCATATCACGGAAAAGGAGGAGTTCTTGTTGGTTATCGGGTTCCTATTACATTTCCTACAAAAGAAGTTGATATTGACCCATATATACTTGGATATTGGTTAGGCGATGGACATTCAAATTGTGCGTCGATTACAACAGAAGAAAATGAAGTAGTTGAATATTTTCAAAATTATGCTGAACAATTAATTTGCAAATTTAGACAGGGTAAGGATAGTGATATGTGTCGTGGAACACTACATTATTCGTTCGCTGGTAAATTAATAGACAATAAGAGAACCCCCAATATTTTATTACACCAACTAAAAAAACTCAATTTAATACAAAATAAACATATTCCACATGATTATAAGTGTAACGATAGAACTACACAATTAGAATTGTTAGCAGGTATTATAGATTCAGATGGGTCTGTTCATGATAATTGCTATGATATAATTCAAAAAAATGAACGGTTATTAGATGATATCATATTTATAGCAAGGTCATTAGGATTTGCTGCATATAAAAAAGAATGTAAAAAACATTGTATGTATAAAGGTGAAAAAAAAGAAGGTACATATTACAGAACATGTATTCACGGTAAAGGATTAGATGAAATTCCAGTAAAATGTTCCAGAAAAAAAGTAAATCCAAGAAAACAAATAAAGGACGCATTAAGCACCCGAATAAAAATAGAAAAATTAGAAGTAGATGACTATTATGGATTTGAAATAGATGGAAATCGTCGTTTTGTATTAGGTGATTACACGGTTACACATAATACGATTATGGCACTAAATATAATCTCAAAATTAAAAAAGAAAACATTAATTTTAGTTCACAAAGAATTTCTAATGAACCAATGGATAGAAAGAATGAATGATTTCTTGCCAACTGCCCGTATAGGTAAAATTCAAGGGCCTGTGTTTGATATTGAAGATAAAGATGTAGTGATAGGTATGATTCAATCATTATATGACAAAGAATATGCATCAAATGCATTTTCATCATTTGGACTAACCATTATTGATGAGGTACATCGTATAGGTAGTGAACAGTTTTCACGAACATTATTTAAAACCATTACACCCTATATGCTTGGTATTTCAGCAACAGTAGAACGTAAAGATAAATTAACAAAGGTATTGTATATGTTTATCGGTGGTAAAATATATGAAGAAAAACGTACAGAGGTAGACCCGGTGTGTGTTAGAGCAATAGAATATATATCTGCAGATACAGCGTTCAATTATGTGGATGTAGATTATAGGGGTAATACAAAATTCAGTAGTATGATTGTAAAATTATGTGCATTTGGACCACGCAGTGATTTTATCGTAAATGTATTAAGAGATTTATTGGAGGAACACCCAGAAAACCAAATTATGATTTTATGTCAAAACAAATCCTTGTTAAATTACTTATATGAAGCAATTAATTATCGTGAAATCGCCAGTGTTGGTTATTATATTGGCGGAATGAAACAGGTTAAATTACAAGAAACTGAAACAAAAAAAATAGTATTGGCAACTTACGCAATGGCCGCAGAAGCACTTGATATTAAAACATTGGCAACCTTAGTCATGGTATCACCCAAAACCGATATAGTTCAATCGGTTGGACGTATTTTGAGGGTAAAACATAAACATCCTATTATCGTAGATATTGTAGATATGCATGAAAATTTTCAAAAACAGTGGTTGCAGAGAAGACGTTATTATAAGAAATGTAATTATCGTATTAGAATGACGGATTCCAAAAAATACACAGATATGATGTTAGATTGGGAAACAGATACGACATGGAAACGCGTGTATGAACCAAAGGAAATAGTAGATGGTGGGGATGAAGATGAAGATGAAGAAGATATACCTGTAGTAAGAAAATGTTTGATAAATGTAGAGGATTGTTAGAATAATTTTGAACGATATAAATATAGAACGTTTATACTATACAATGAAATCGGTATGCATTAAGGAAAAATTTAATGCACCGTATGCGGTTAATCCAGTTTTGCGTAAAAACCCATGTTATAAAACAACGCATGTAGATGATTATAAAAATCATACCAGTACTAATAAATATGCAAACGTAAAATCTAAATATAGAAACAATAAAGGAGTAGTTAACAATACACGTGTAATCAACGATACCAAGTAAACCTATATAATATTTTTTCTATTCTATATAAAAAAAATATGTTTATATAATACCTATATTGTAATGGAAAACAGAAAGAGAACCGACAGTGTTGATAGCCGATCATACAGTTTTGATAGTACCGATTCCAAATATAAAATTACTATTAAGAAAGTAATAAAAAAACGACGAAAACGAGAACAACATATAGACGATATAGCTAAGTCACCCAAACCTGACATAACTCTGTATTTTTCTCAATACGAATAATTATTCCAATGCGAACCAAGAATAACAAAAGTTTGAAATCAACTGATTTAGATATACACATGGACATTGTTTTGCATTTATGTGAATTAAAGTATCATACTATACTATATATTAATGGAAACCCAACAAACCATACCGGATCGAATTGCCAAATATAAAGAATGGCGTAAAACTCATCCTGACACGCATACGAATGAAGAGAAAACCGCCATTCGGAAAAGTGTACGACAACGGCTTGATGATTGGAAGAATAAACAATCACGTTCCAGGAAATACGGTAGTCCACTACAGAGTGTAACATCTGTACATGTAACACCTGTACCTGTATATACGGGTTCAACCCGTAAATCAAATGGTGGTAAATCAATAAAACAAAAGAAAACCAAAAGACCTAAGCAAACCAGAAAACAAAAGAAATCCAAAAAATAATTATTTTGGTTTACTATTATTATATTGCTTATTACGGTCTAATGCTGCTTTATTAATAGCGTCCAAGTAAGCGTTTTCTTTCATACAAATATATGCACGTTGTTTATCTATACGCATTATTGTATTTTCATATCTATGTTCAGGTTTTAATTTAGCCTGTTCTGCTGTGTATATTTTTATATCATTTTCATGTTGTTCAATCGCTTGTTTTATATATCTTGGATCCATATTTCTCACATCTAAGTCCATTATGCCATGATAACCAGGTATAATATCTTTGTTTTTCATTTATTGTTACTATTATAATAATAAATGATATATTTAATTGGTTATTGATAATAATCTTTTACAATTCGTGATATATGAATAATTTTTGATCCATTATATGCTGGTTTTAATGGTACCCATCGTTTAAATTTTGTATGGAATATACATTCCATAGACAATGATTTTTTCAGGTCAACATATCGGTCTTCCTCAATATTTTGAAAATCATCTTCATCATCACTTTCCTCAATGTAATCCAAATTTGTGTTTTCACGAATGGTACGAAATTGTCCATTCATAAAGACACTGGTTTTATAGTCTGGTATATAAGCAATTCCATAATATACCATAGCGTTATTTTTACCATATGCATGTAAATGATAAATATCATATTGAACATCCGCTGAAACTTTGAAAACGGTTTTTTGTCGGTATTGTGGTTTAAACAAATCCATTGTATATGATGGAATATGAATACAGGTTGACAGTTTTTGAGCGGTTGGTTGAGATTCAGTTGCGGCATTTATTTTCATATTTAACAACACATTAATATGTGGCATAATATTGGTCATAGTACGATATTGAACATGATGCGTTTGGTATGCAATTTCATTTACCAAATGTGGTGGTATTATGGAAGAAATCGGTGTATTACCACTATTTGACCACAATACTGGTAATTTAAATATAACACTTGTATTGCTTGATTGTATTGTTTCTAAGAATGATTTGATATAAAATAATTTGTCATAGAATGTTAATCCAGATAAAGGAGCACCTTTATAAAAATAAATATCTTCTATAACGAAATACGATACGTTTGTTTCCTCGTCTACAACGGTTGTTCCATATAATACAGTGCCCTTTCCCAAAGCATTATTATCTTCTTTCATAATTCGTGTTGATTTTACAATTTTCTTTTCTTTATTCAAATCAAATAAATAACATACATCACAGTCTTTGTAGAAGGTAAACCAAGCGAAATTCTTTTTACCAGTTGGAATTGCTAATGCTACATTATAATCGGGAGAATATCCCTTTTGAGATACTGTTTCATATGCATTATCAAATTTGGGAAATCTCTCCACTAAGTGGTACATTTGATTTGTTTTAAGTTCCATGATAATCTTATATTATTATGGACCAGATATAGATTTATACAACAGATACGTTTAAATGATTTGTAATTATTAGTTAAGCATCCTATCTGCGTTTACGTTTCTTTGTTCTTATAGTTTTTCTTTTCCCACCAAGATAATACCCAGTGAATCGTTCCAAATCCGGATGAACACCTTTTTTCGTCATTAGCACATGTAGATTTTGCCTATCTTTTTTCCTCTCACGTTGTGTTTCCAAATGTTTTGGAATAGGTTGTGCGACAATATGTTGTTTTAATAACTTTATTATTTCTGGGGAGCATTCAGTTTTATTTGCAATATCAAGAGCCGTATCATCATTATCGGTTTTCGCGTTCACCTCAATATTCGGGTGGTTAAGTAGCATTTTCACAATTTTGTGTTTATTGTTCATCTCGTATATAACCTGATAATATGGCAAATCTATATCACATTCACATGCCAACATAAGAGGCGTATAGCCTCTATCATTCGGTGCATTCACATCAGCTCCATTCTCCAATAATTTTTCCACAACTAATGCATGTCCACTTTCACTTGCCAAAATGAGAGCCGTCCTGCCTTTACGATCCTTCGCATTCACATCAACTCCCTTCCTCAATATCATTTCCACGGTTTCTGTATGTCCATACCAACTTGCCCAAATGAGGGCCGTTTGGCCATCTGCTCCATTTTCAAGTAGGCTTTCAACTTGTTCTGTGTCTCCATTTTTACTTGCATGAATGATCTCATTTATTTTTGTTCCTCCTCTCTGTCTTTTGGAACGAGTTGTTCTTTTGGATTTTTTGGACTTTTTAGATTTCCTCTTTTTTGTACGTTTGCCGCCTTTACTTAATAATGGGGTTATGTGAATAGGAATAGGAGAAGTCGTGGATGTATCCGTATGTGTTGTGAGACCAGATAATATATTCACATGAAGCTTTTTATTATCTGTTATGTCAGCAGGTGTATGTAATTTTAAAAATTCAAATTTTTTAACTTCATCCTCATAAGTAGTATATTTAATGTTTGAAAAATCATTTACAATAACGATAATATCTGTATTTTCATATGCAGCAATCAAAATAGATATCCAATCATTATAATCAGTATATGGTTCGACCTTTTTTGTTTTCAAATAATCCATTAATCTATATTTATGTAAAACATCATCTTTACTTCTTGTATAATCACTACTTGGTGTACCTATTACTGACTGTATATCGTCACTATATTTTAAATAATTATAACTATTTTCAGCATGTTTATATTCATCACTTTCTTTTTCTTTACTGGTATTATATTTGAATGATTTTGGAACAAATTGTTTGTTGAATCCAGGACTTTCTCTACAAACATTAGCTATTTCGTTTAATGTATATGATTTTGCACATTCTTTCCAGTTTGGTTCTCCATTTGTTGAACTTGAAACCATTGAAAACACTGAATCTACCATATTCTTCTTAAATATTTTCTCTACATTTTTAATAGCAAACTCTTCACTATCAGTTATATCTGTTTGTTTTTTGAAATCTTTTAATAATGGTAATAACCAGACCTTAGTGTTTTCTCCTGTAAAATTAAATTCAGTCGGCATAAACTCCTATTTATACTATGTACACATTTGTTCTTCCATATATTTGGTTAAATCATCATCCATCGTTTGAATTTCGGTCGTACTAATAGATGTATTTTCGGGTTGTTTATTTTCTTGCATTTCTGCCATCATTTGTTGATATTTGAAGATTTGTGTGTTTACTAAATCTTTTGTTTTTTTATGTGTATAGGTATCCTTAAAATATTCCCAAGTGCTATGAAAACAATAAATGATAAATATTGATATAAGTATATTAAATAAAATATGCAATACTGAGTTAAGCATAACGATATATATATGTTGGAAAGAATCCTATATATGGATTTTAACGTGAAACACAAATAATGAATAAAAGTAATATAAACAAAATATTCTATCTAATATAATAATATGTCACTTACAGTATTGATTTTTGAGAAAAATGGTACGATTAAAGAACAGACAATTAAAAAGTTCAATGAACTTGAGTTATATAAGAAGGCTGGTCTAAAATCATCCACTGGTTTTAATAATCGTACAATTTGGAATGTAGATGGAATAAAGGGTAAATCTTACCACCTTAGTTTATTTGGTAAAATAGATGGTCGTGCAAATAGTGAAAATAAATATGAATTTCCTCCACCTGTAGATAATACGTTATTTTTTGGAAATTGTATTTTAGTAAATAAAGATGAGGATGATGTCCCAATAAATATGACAAAAAAGGAATGGCTTGAGGTCTATGACCATTTATATGGCGGATTTGATGATATTGGTGATGATGATGACGAGGAAGAAGAAGACGATGATTTACCTCGTACGAAATCTGGTTATGTCAAAGATGAATTTGTTGTAGACGATGATGAAGATGAAGATGATGAAGATGATGAAGATGATGAAGATGAAGATGATGAAGATGATGAAGATGATTTTGAGGAGGAAGAAGAGGTAATAAAACCAAAGCGGAAATCAATAAAACGAGTAAAGATAACAAAACTGTCAAAACCCGAATTAGTAAATAATTTTGTATCAAGTGAAAAACAACCAGTATACTTGGACTGTACAGGAGAGTTGAGCGAAGAAGAATATTTATAAAAAATTGATTTCATATAAATGAATATTTATATGAATTATATAAAGGCATATTTATCTTACAGATTACATATAAAATGCATAATATAGTAAACCCCGAAGAATTTCGCAAAAATATTAGTACAAAATTACAAGATGTAATTGGAGATGAAACCATGAGTATTAATCTTGAAAAGGGTATATTCAATTATGCATTAAAGGAAGGTACTGCGAAGAAAATCATAAAAAAATGGGATAATCAATCGTTTGTAAGGCTGTATTTGGACAGGTTGCGTAGCGTATATATAAATTTACAAAATGCTGAATTATTAGATCAATTGAAGAATGGCGAAATAACACCGCCGGTATTGGCATTTATGACGCATCAAGAAATGAATAAAGAACATTGGAGAGAATTAATTGAACAGAAAACAAAACGTGATGCTAATAAGTATGATACAAAAATTGCAGCATCTACTGATATGTTTACATGTCGTAAATGTAAATCAAAAAAATGTACATATTATGAGTTGCAAACCAGAAGTGCAGATGAACCAGCAACCATATTTGTAACATGTTTAGACTGTGGTAAAAATTGGAAATCATAAATAAAAAACAGATTGTATTCAACCTCAACTATGTAAAAATGACTTTTTGTATGATTAAATAAGGATTTCAAGGTCTTCAAATCGCCAATACTCACACCCACCATTTGGCATTGGTCGTTTAATTATAAATGGAATTTTTTTTTCGTTAAATTCCTTGGTTGCAATCAAATACTCATCAATAACAGTATCTTCAATTTGAACAAATGGGCGGGCTCCTCCAGCCAATTGTGTTGACCGTTCGCCAATAATTTTTGCTTTTTCATAACGCGTAATGAAAGGTAACGAACTATGTAATGGGTCTATAATTATTCCATCGGCATCGCGGGTAACCTTTGATAATTTGACAATCTCATCATAATTATGCGACTTCATTTCGGGATGATAATCAGCAATAATTTGTTGCGATAAAGATTCATCAAACTTTTGTAAATAATTTTCATCCTCATCCTCATCATCATCGCTATCAAAGTCGTTGGGATGAATTAATTGTTCAGGTTCATTTAATATATCTTCATTGCCAGAATGGTTTAATAGAGATGATTCTTGTTCCATATCGTCATCATCATCATCATCATCATCATCATCATCATCATCATCATCATCACTTACGTCTTCCGTTGGAGGTGGTGGAATGTTCTCATCATCATCACTATCACTAACATCATTGTCGCTATCGCTTTCGTCTGCTGGTGGGGGAGCCGGAACAATACCATTGTCATCACTATCATAATCAACTACCTTAGTAGGTTGAATGGGTTCGGTATTTGTTTCCATATTAAATAAGAAGTATAATATAATATAATATAATATGTTATATTTCTAAATGATTAAATCAATTTTTTATAATTCAATCCAACGTAGCTAATAAAAAAAAGGTTGCACAATACACCATTGAAGATTTAAAATGGCACGCTTTTACTACGTAGTCAGCGTACCATAAAATCGTAAAGGGCAATGTTACTGATAAATGAATTAAAAATGCAAACACTTTCAGTGTTTGTCCCATTTTTAATCTTCATCGGTGTAAACATTAATTAACGAATTAAACAATTTGGTCAGTTTTCCACGTAGAATCACAAGTGGTACAAATATATAAATATTTTAGATTTGCATCATTAATTAACGAATTAAACAATTTGGTCAGTTTTCCACGTAGAATCACAAGTGGTACAAATATATAAATATTTTAGGTTTGCATCATTATAACGAATATAAACAACCTCAGGATTTTTAATAGGTTCATCAGTGTTAGATTTACATTTACTATTTGGACACTTCATTGTATAACTGCGTGGTAATGTGGGGTCAGTTTTTGTATATTTATTAACGATACGTGATATTTGCTGTTCCTCATTTTTGGTCTGTACATCTAAAATACATCCACCATCTTGAGCAATGGTTGCGTCCACGTGTTTACAATTACGACAATAATGTTCAAGTTTGTTGTGGTCATCTGCATTGACACTAATATAATACATATTATCGCACTGTTCGCAAAACTTCATGGTAAACTTATATTATAAGTAGATTATATTTTTAAATTGTTTCTATTATGTTCAATCAATTTTTTATATAAAAAATACCTAAATATGATTTCATAACGTAATGTGATTTTAGTGTTATTTTAAGGTTATTATTGTTAAACTATCAAGAGATATCTATAAATAGAAAATTGATTTTATAATTGGATTTAAAAATATAGCATTACTATATCTCAACGAAAATGGCAGATGTTCTGGGTATACCAAATAGTCAAACTATGTCAAAAATAATACCATCTATTACCGATTATCATAATCTATTTGATTTCTTAGCAAAACATACTGTTAAAAAAAAGGTAGATCCAAATGCAATAATAACAAATACCCGAATCGGTGATAAAACTGCAAGTATATCTGGCGGTTCATATAACATTTCAGACGCAGAATATCCAACATTCTTGCAATTGTATTATCGCGATGTTTTACAAAAAAACGGAAAGGAATATTTGACCGAAAAACAGCGTGAAGGCGATGGACCAATACTAATTGACTTGGACCTTCGTCATACATATGATACAGATGAACGACAATATACAAAGGAACATATGGATGACCTTATAGATATATATTTAGAAGTACTTAAGGAAATCTACCAAATGGATGATACAACTGCATTTAAGGTGTATATTTTTGAAAAACCAACAGTAAATCGTGTTCAAGATAAGAACTATACGAAGGATGGTATTCATATATTAATTGGTATTCAAGCGGACCATGCTGTACAGCAGATATTACGAAAGAGAGTTATGAAGAATATTGCAGAGGCATGGGAGGATTTGCCAATAATTAATTCATGGGATGATGTATTTGATGCTGGTATTAGTAAAGGTACCACAAACTGGCAGTTATATGGTTCCCGTAAACCAGGAAACGATAGGTATAGGTTAACGCGCGTATGTCAAATTACGGTAGACCCTGCGGATAATGAATTAATTAACCGAGATATTCCTATTTCAAAAATAAAGATGGAGGATGAAATTCATAATTTGTCAGTTAGGTCAAAATCCAATGTAGTTTTGTTTATGAAGAATGATTTTGTAAGCACATATAAAGAGTTTACTGACCAAAACACCCGTACAGTAAACCGTCAACAAAGTGTTAGTCCAGGATTAATTGAGATTCAACATCGTGTTGCGATGTTGGATGATATTAATACAATATCCAGTATAAAAAACAAAGAAGAGTTGGATATGATGGTGACAAATTTTATTGAGGTTACAAGCGATTTAATCAATGACTATGACCTAAAAACACTATATGATTATACGATGATATTACCCATATCTTATTATGGAGCTGGTTCATATGATAAATGGAAACGTGTTGGTTGGGTATTGCGTAATACCAGTCCTAAATTACTGATTGTATGGATTGCATTCAGTGCAAAATCAAGCGAGTTTACCTATAATAATATACCTGATTTATGTGAAACATGGCGAAGTTTTGATTTACGTATACATGGCGGTTTGACAAAACTCTCATTAATCCATTGGGCAAAAATGGATGCACCTGAGGAATATAGACGTGTATTAGAAGGTACGCTTGATTATTATATTGAACATACAATTAGTTCTTATAATATCAAAGAACGCGTACCTGATTTTGACTTAGCGAGTGTATTGTATCAAATGTACAAGCACGAATATGTGTGTGTAAGTGTATCTAAGAATATCTGGTATCGGTACAAGAATAATCGTTGGGAAGAAATTGATGCGGGTACTACCTTGCGTCTTGCTATATCTAAGACGTTACGTGCATTATATAATAAAAAAAGTGCGAATGGGTTAGCGATTGAAGCAGCAAACGCGGCAGCAAACGCGGCAGCAAATGCTGAAAATAATACAAATAATACAAATAATTTAGAAAATGATGCGGAGTTTCAAAAGAACCGTTCCATGCGTATATTAAATATTAGTAATCGGTTAGGTAATACAAATGATAAGAAGAACATAATGACAGAAGCAAAATGTTTGTTTTATGACGGAGATTTCTTAGAAAAGATGGATATAAACCCGTATTTACTGTGTTTTAACAATGGTGTTATTGATTTTAAGACGAATTGTTTTAGAAAAGGTCAACCCGAAGATGTTATTTCGTTATGTACTGGTATTGATTATATTGCTTTGAACCCTACCAAACATAGACAAACCATAAATGATATTAATGATTTTATGAATAAATTATTTCCGGATAAAGCACTTTGTAAATATATGTGGGATCATTTAGCTTCCACGTTAATAGGTACATCCTCAAATCAAACTTTTAATATGTATATCGGTGTAGGTTCTAATGGCAAGTCGGTACTAATGAATTTAATGGAAAAGGTTTTAGGTCAATACAAAGGCGATGTGCCTACAACTTTAGTAACAGAGAAACGCGGTAAAGTTGGTGGGTGTACTCCTGAAATTGTACAGTTGAAAGGCATTCGTTACGCCGTTATGCAAGAACCGAGCAAAGGCGATGTTATTAATGAAGGCATGATGAAACAATTGACAAGTGGAAAGGACCCAATTCAAGGGAGAGCTCCTTATATGACTAAGACACTCTCGTTTATTCCACAATTTAAACTGGCAGTTGCATGTAATGCACTTATGGGGGTAAAAGCAAATGATCATGGTACATGGAGACGTATTCGTGTTGTGCCATTTAAATCGTTGTTTACTGAAACGCCTGTGGACGATGACCCAGAAAAGCCATACCAATATTTGTTAGATAAAAATATTGAAGAGAAATTTGATAGTTGGAAAGAGGTTTTTGCAGCAATGTTGGTAGATAATGTATTTAAAAATGGTGGTGTAGTAAATGATTGTGATATTGTCATGTCTAAGAGTAATGAATACCGTCAAAGCCAGGATTACATCTCAGAATTTATTCGCGACAGAGTTACACGCGAGACAAACGGACGCATTAAACAGATGGAACTAAACAACGAATTCTCTATTTGGTATATGTCTAATTATGGTGGTCGTGGACCCAGCCCCAAGGAGCTACACGAATATATGGACAAGGAGTTTGGTCGTAAACGCCAACAAACATGGAATGGAGTTCGCATTAAATATGAGCGCGATGAGTTACCTGTAAATATAGATGGTGTAAATGATGATGATGATGATGATGATGATGATGATGATGGTATAGATGTTAATAATTTATAAAACATAAAAATAATATAATATTTATATACTATATTATATTAGAATGGACTCATTGATAATCAGGGTAATTAGCGATAAAGAAGTTGAAAACCGAAGAAAAAGTCATGCAAAATGGCGACAAAAACAACTCGATATTTTTTATCGAACTGGCAAACCCATTTTTAATATATCATTAGAAACACAACATATTCGTAGTAATAGAGACCCTCATCATTTCATAGAAAAAGATGTATGGGACAATTAATAATTAGGACAATTAAAATATAGTAGTGTGAATATAATCACCAATAAATGGATATAGTATTAGAAATAAAAAGAATATTATTTGTTTATAAATATGAAACCCATCCTTAATAGAGATTCCATAAATTATGGCTAAAATATACAAATAATAATAAGGGAGGCTTAATAATTGAATAAACCATTCCTCTACTGCACCATAAAAAAACAATCCTAATATGGAAAACATACTGACGATATAATCACCCCCATTCTGTATTTTTTCTTGTAGAAAATAAGCAATAAATGGATATAGTCCTAATAATATAAGGAATGTTATCTTACTATACTTGCTATAATTGCTATACTCATATTTAGTAAATAGGTAATAGATTATTACTAAAGCACACAGGTAATAGATATATACTAAAATTGTATTTACCCAATTCATATATTCTACGGTTTTTTGTTGATGAAGATATTTTTGATTAAAGAGTAATTCTCTTTCGTTTATATCCATGACTTCTATACACTATACTTATACTTTACTATACGCAAGTGTTTCACTTGGTGAATTCGGTTGTGCAATACCTCTATTATATTTCATTCGTTCAACTGTAAACTCCTCTGTTTCATCAGAAGTAGGTTTTGGAATACATTTACGAGAAGACTCACTCCAAATCACATCATTGGCAGTATCGCAACACTCTGCCCCTCTGCAACCTCCAATATCTATACTTCCAAGTAAATCACCCGATTTTGCAGCTGCTTTTTGTTTCTTTGCAACATCGTCGGGAGAAATTAAATTTGGTGCATCTAATTTGAGTTCATTATAATTTAAATGAGAACGTGTTTGTAAATTTCTATATATATTAAATATTTTAACTAATCCGAATGACCCAACTATAACAACAAAGAATTGTAATAAAAAATCGGGTAAAAATGGTAAATATTGAAACCCAATAATAGCAATAATCATTAATGATAATGATAATACAAAAACATATAATATTTCGTTGTATTGCTCTGTCCGTTGTCGTTTGTTTTCTACAAACTTCATTTTCCTATTTTTTGTTAGTAAATTCGTTTCTGTCGTTTTTATGTTTTTTTGAATTCGTTCATTTTCTGCATCAACTATGTCTTTCATGTCATTTTGTCTTAATAATATTTGTTCAGTTTCATCTGATGCAGTTGCAACCGCTGCCCCTATTGCCGCTACACCACTGGCTATCTCAGTTTGGTTTATATCAAGATTCGCTTGTTGGGTTGGTGTTAATGACCCTAAAAATGTTTGAATAGCTGTTAATATATCTATATTTTCACTCGCAATTGGCATTATATACTATTGTTATATTTTTAGATATGAAATAGTAATACAACTAAAGATGCTGCCGCAATCGTTCCAAGAACATAGGTTTGATTATTTGAATTATTTAATAAATTACTGTCATGAATTCGTGCATCTACCATATTTTTACGGGTTTTATCGTTTGGTAGAATATATTTATTATATTTAGGGTTACGTTGTAATTCTATATTGTTATCAATACTTTCTCCAAATGTCATACCTTCTTTACCAATACCTGAATTATCAATAACTGCCTGTTTTTTATTTTCAAAGTCTTTTATTGCTGTTTTTATTTCATCTAATTTTTTATTCATACCGGCGACGTCAGTTAATCCTTCCATATTATGTACATTGTTCAAATCAAGGGGAGTTTCATCATTATAGGAACTATAAGACATTACTAAATAATATTATATGATATTCGCATATAATATTGTTCTCACATTTCTACAAAAACTACATATAGTAATGATGTAGCAAACGCTGTTAATAATAAATTTGTATAAAGCACTTTGTCGTGTTTATTTATTGGTGACTCATATAATGAATTGTTTTTATTGAGTTTGACATTCATTTCTTGTTCATTTAGTTTTAATTTGTTAAAATCACCTTGAACAGTTCTATAATTTGCTTTTATTTTTGTATGAGTTGCAGGTGCGTCATCTATATCACTATAATTTTGTAATTTTTCTACAATAGATGTAGATAATTTTGTATTTGATTGAGCATTACGATAATTATTATAAATATCTTTACAATCATTTCTATCAGGGTCTACACATATCTCATGCCGATTTTTTAAATCAGTTTTGGCTAATTTTCCCTTATTGTATGATTCTTCAATTGGTTGAAACAGTGCATATTCGTTATCGCAATTCATTTGTTTGCTGTTACATATATCTTTATATTCTACTTCTGTCGTTTGCTTAGACTTTATTTTCCCTTCTATATCAGTACTAATTGTGTCAATTGCCTTTAATTGTTCTCTTGAACAGTCATTTTTGAGATTAATCATATTTGTTTTATTGGTTTCAATATTTGTAGTTATCGTTTTGATATTATTTTCTAATTGTATCTTTTCATCTTTATATTTTTTACCAGCATTTTCTAATTTCTGTTTTGTTTTATTCTCTGCATCTATTTTTGCTTGTTCATTAGTTGCACGGTCTTTCCATTTTTTACCCTCATTATTGTAATTAGCTATTGTTTGACCACTATGTGCATTCGAATAATTACATTTATAACGGCGTCGCCAGAATGAACCAGACCACCTACAACTACGCGTTTGGCGGTTGGCTTCGTTATAATTATTTATGCTATTTATATTATAGGTATCTCTATTTGCTGTATATGTGGCAATAGTATCATTACTACCACGTACATCATTCGCATTATTAAAAATATCTTGTTCTTTAACCGTTACTTGTTTATTTGTGTTTTCTTTATTGGTATTATATTGGTTTTTTAAACCAATTAAATTATCAACCTTGTTAGAATAATCTATATTTTTATCACATATATCAATGTTATTTTTATTTAAAAAATCCCGACTGGATTCAACGGTTGAAACATTATTAAATGAGGTCAATAAATCTTGTTTCCCTTTTCGTTTTTGGTTTAACCCATCTATAACTTCTTGTGTTTGATTCATGCGGGTATTAATAATTTCACATCGTGTTTTTAAATTATCACAATCATTGTATATTTTTTGTTGATTATTATAATCGTTTTCCAGATTATTTACTTTGGTTGTTTGTGCATCATACTCCGTTTGTAATTTTGCACATGCTATATTATTAGGTGCACTACATTTTAAATAATCAGCATATAATCCATTAAACGTTTGTAAATTAGATGAAACTGTATTTACATTGGCAGTATTTGTACTTAATCCTTCAATAATCATATCATCATGTGGTTTTGTATTATGAGTTTGGTCAAACGTATGATAATTATATATTTTATTTTTAGGGTTGGACGAACATGTATTACAAGTTTGCATATTATACCTTATATTATAATATGCATCTATTTTTTTTACCATTCATTTGTCTCATAAATATTATTGTATACTAAACGTATAAGATACTTTCCAAAATTATATACATTATATTGGATTGGATAAATGATAAATGGATAAGCGAATAATAATAGTATCATTATCAACTTTTTATAATATTGTGTACTGTACCTAAATGACCCATACGCATAATACGTATAATAACTCAAAAATACATAATACAAAATAATTAATATTACATTTACATCACTAATATTTGTTGCTTCTTGTTGTGTATAAACACTTCGTTGAACATCTGCTGAGTATATTTCTGTCTTTTCTTCTTCAGATAGTGGAGCCATTTATATATTGTATTGATATTTCATTTTTTCATTCTAAATATCATAACGGCAGTAATTAAAATACCTACAGTTAAATTCAAACTATTTAATATTGTTCGTTGATAAAAAAAATTTGTATTGTCATTTTTTTGCATATTCATATTATGTTTATCATCAATATTCATATTATATGTATAACAAATCATCCTATTATATTATTCGGATTTTGCAATAAAAAATAAGGAGGCTATTATACCAACACCCAATACAATTGTATTTGTAACCGACTCAGTATAGATTAATTTCATGGCATTGTATCGTAATTCTGCACCAGAATTTTTGAATTCGGTATTTTCTATTTTACCATTACCGTCGCGACCATTTCCATTTATACCAGATTGAGCGGCATTAATACCATCAGTTAGGTTATTAGATGTTACTTGCCCACGAATTGCTACATCATCTGCAGGTGATGACCCAGATTGAGCTCCTTCTTTCGTATTTTCACCATCTTTATTAAATACAGTTTTCCAGTAATTACCATCGTCATCTTTATATGCAAATATATAGTTATCCAGATTATCAATTAGGTCAGGTGGTAATGTACGAAATACACCATCCGCATCTACAGGTTTAACACCAAAATACTGTTTTAAATCTGCTGAAAAAATATGAATTGTACCAAACTTCATTGGTGCATCGCCATCCTCGTTAAATATAGCACCTAAGTTATTAGTTAATTTATTACTATTAGTGATTCCACCATTTGTATCGTTTGATTTATTCATTAAGTCATTCAATAGACCTGCATTTTCTAATGCAGAATCAAAATCATTCCAAATATCTTTTCGTTGATTATTATTAGACCGATTTAATGCACAAAAATTCGGTATTCCTTCGATTATATCTCCCGTATCGTTATTGTTATTATCATTAAAAAATGTATAATTATTATAATTAACATAATTACTATAATTAAGTTTTGACATATTATATATTAGCTGCCTAAAATAGTTATACACATATTCTATAATAATCTGTATTCATGGCAGTAGGACTTTTTCGTTCATATTTACAAACCTCTCCTGGACGTAAACACATAGCTAATGATTGGGGGTCAAATCTGGAAACTTCTGGCAATTGTTTTACAGTCTGGAGGTTGTATTTCTTTTTTAATTCGTCAACCTCCCGTGTTGTTAATATGTATGATTTGGGCACTAAAGAATGTTGTAGAATATTATATTGAAGACGTTTGATATTATGTATCACGACAAATATATCATCATGTGCATATAAGTACTTTATTTTTGCAATAATAGTATCATTTGGTTCAAATTCGGTAACAATTACCAAAACATCTTCTTTTTGTAATACATTCTCGATAAAATATAAATCTTCAATCATCTCATCTAAATCCTGTTTTTTTATTTGTTTAGCTTTTAAATAATATTTAATGTACATTTTACGGGCAGTTTTGTTATGTGAGAGTAACATATCTAATTGATTGTTTTTGTACATAGCATCTATTTCATTAATACTAAATGAATCATATTCATCTGTATTATAACCTTTATTTATTGCTATACTCACTAATGTATTTCTGGAATTATAAACAGATAGAACTTTGTTGCTTGAAGTACTCATTGTATATACTAATATTTGATACTTTATATTTGTTATAAAAAATCAATTTTTTATATTATTATATACGAACTTATTATTATTATTATTTATCGTCTTCTGGTGGGGGTTACTATATCAATTGGACTAAATATTGATTGTCTTCTTGTGGGGGTTACTCGGTTAATTGGACTAAATATTGCTTTTGCCATATATAAGACAATAACCCCCGTAAAACAGATCAGTGCGATTACTCCCTCTGCCATATTTATCTACGATTGATATCTAAATTATTTAATATTATTTTATCTGTTCTGTATAAATCAATTTTGTATAGAATTAAGGAACCTTCTTAATTATCATCCCGCTATTAAAATCAACCGCGTTTACATGGGGATGGGCATCAGTTTCTGGTTGAGTATTCATTTTTATTAGGGGGTGGCTATTTTCCACAATATTATTATCGGGTTGTTGTATGATATCATTACCAGACTGTTCTGTCATATCATTACCATTTACAATTTTAATATTAATTGCAGGTGTTGTGGTTGTTTCTGGTACCTGAACAACATGTTGTGGTTGAACCGGCGAATTATATAATTGAGATGATGGATGATTATTATAAGAGAAATCTCCAGGTCTATATATGTCAAACGCGGAAACTACTTTAATCATATCATTTGGGTCCATTCCGTAGCTGTCTTGAGCATCAATCGTAATAAATTTATCGCCAATATTTCTAATATTCCATAATTGTTTTGGATTACTACCTCCTCTAAAGAATACAGAATCACCTACGTTATAATTGTTACCACCACCACCACCACCACCACCACCACCACTCATCATCTGCTGTTGGTCTGGAGGGTAACCTGGAGATGGTGGTCTACTATTGGGAGGGTATTCTGGAGATGTACTATTGGGAGGATATTCTGGAGATGGTGGTCTACTATTGGGAGGGTATTCTGGAGATGTACTATTGGGAGGATATTCTGGAGATGTACTATTGGGATTATATAATGGAGATGTACTATTGGGATTATATTCTGGAGATGATTCGTCACCCGAAAATGGATTGTAAATAGGAGAATCTGGATTAGCCGCATAATATTCTTGCTTTTCCTTTTCAATTCTATCTATTTCATCCTGTGTTTGTTGATATTCAGCATTTGAATCATCGGGGGCATACTCGGGAGAAAGCTCCGTTATGGTATTTTCAGGGGTTGATTGTATACTTTCAGGAGTTGATTGTATATTCGTTTTTGTTCCAGCTCTAAGACCTTGTTTAATTGCTGTGATGATAGAATCAGGAGATGTTAAAATATCTTTGGTTAATAATTTGATATTATTAGAATAATTCATGCTGTCAAACTGGTCAATATTATCATCGGTAATTATTCGCATTTGTACATTAATCGTTTGTAGTTCTTGCATTAATAATTTAAATGAATAAGGAACTTCAACCAGACTAAACTTTCGTCCAAATTTAGTAACCGTTTCAATACTCATATTATTACTGTCTATTGTATCTGTAAATTTAATAGGACCATCTGCCAATGGACTCATAAATAAGTTTTTGCCGGAATTATAAATAGCGATTTGTCCAGTTGTATTACATATAGCCAATTTATATTTATCACCTCGTTCCATCATTGATTCTCTCAGGAATGCAGAAGCACCATGTGATATAACACCATCACGTTCCATTTCACCAATACGTAATCCACCGTCATTTGCACGTCCACTAACAGGTTGCCTTGTAAGTGCAGTTCTTGGACCCAATGCACGATAATTAATTTTATCCTTAACCATATGTTTTAATCTCATGTAATAGTTTGGTCCTATAAATATTTCAGTTTCTAATTGTTCACCGGTCATTCCGTTATATAACACTTCATTTCCACTTGAATGGTAACCGGATTTTGATAATAAGTCTCCAAATATACCAATTTTTGAACCATTATTTACAAATGCGGTACAATCACCGGTTGCTCCGTACATTGCAGCAGCCTTACCTGTAATGGTTTCCACAAATTGGCCGATTGTCATACGTGAAGGGATTGCATGAGGATTAATAATTAAATCAGGGCGAATACCATCTGCAGTAAATGGCATATCACATTCAGGTATAACTAAACCAACTGTTCCTTTTTGTCCAGCTCTGGATGCCATTTTATCGCCGAGATTTGGTATACGTTCTTCACGAATACGCACTTTGGCAATTCGTGTTCCAGCTTCACCATCTGTTATAAATGTTTTATCAACAATTCCAAGTTGCCCTTTTTTGGGTGTTTTTGATGCATCCATATTTTTATCTGGATTTGCGGAACTGGATGAGACCATTCCAATTAAAACGGTTTTCTCATCAACCTCTGTATTTTCGCCGATTAATCCGTAATCATCTAATTTACTATAATCATATCCAATTTTCGTACCAACAACATTATGTTGATTTTCTATATTTGAAAAAGTACTTTCACTGGTATCTTCTCCTGAACTACTTTTTTCTTCATGCATTTCATATGTGCTGTAGTATGTTGTTCTAAACATACCACGTTTTAATGCACCTTCATTTACTAAAATCGCGTCCTCTACATTATAACCAGTATAGCACATGACAGCAACAATGGTATTTTCACCATATGGATTTTCTTCATTGTTAATATATTTTAAGTATCTTGTTTTTACTAATGGATTTTGACCAGATACAAGTACAGTCGCTGTTTTATCCATACGTACTTGATGATTTGTATGATAAACAGAACATGCTTGTTTACTTTGTCCACATGAAAATGAATTACGGACTGCTGGATTATTTTCGGGATAATTAACTAAATTACACATTGTACCAAAAATAAGAGATTCGTGTATTTCACCGTGTGTGTATCGGTTTTGTGTATCGGTTTCAAGTTCAGCTGCATTCATCGCAATAAACGCCCCCTCCGTTTCATTTGGGTCGATATAATCAATTATCGCCTTTTCCTGTATAAATCTTGCTAATTTTGCGGGATTAGATTCGGCAACGATGTTCTCATAGAGTTCATGTAGTTCATAAAATTTATATCCATTTGGATTAAAATCTTGGACTTTTTTCTCATTAAATCCGGTAATTAATTGATTCCATGTAAATTTATCGTCATCTAAGTATTTTTGTATCTTGTCATTGTCATACGACATTTTAGTTGTATCATCATCGCGATAAAAAATAGGACGGCATACTCTGCCCGAATCTGTATATATATAAATGGTTTTCATTTTTATATCAAACGAAACACTTGTATAAATCGGTAACAACCCATTGCGACGGAATAATTTCATCTTTTGTACTGTTTCCAATGGTTCATATACTGCACCTCCCCAATATCCATTAATAATGACTTTTGTTAAAGATGATAACAATTTTGGGGTACATTCTTCTAATAATTTCATACCTACCTTTTCGCGCAACCAATTAATAATTATTTCACGTGAATATCCTTGACTTATATATGTAGTAATTGCTAATTGTTTGTGTAACCCAATATTGCCACCATCTGGAGTATCGATGGGATCAAAAAATCCCCATTGTGTACTATGTAATACACGTGGACCTACCACTTTTACACTTGCATCCAATGGTAAATTTGTTTTACGCAAATGACTAATCATTCCATTATGCGATAACCGATTTAAATCTTGAACAACGCCTATTTTCTTAGTATGTGGTTGTGCACCCCAATTTCCCTTGAACCCCTTTTTAAACCCCGCCTCCACTATACGTTCATTAAATACTGCTTTTTCTTTTTGAATTAATCCATATAGATTATCCGCATAGAGAGACTGATTGAAGAATATTTTATGTTCCAATGTAGAACTGATATGTTTTTGCTGAATAGAATAATATTCTCTAAACAAATCATACATTAATGTGCCAACTAATTCTATTCTTTTATATTTAAAATTATCTCTATCCGTCGGTTCTTCACTTCCCGTAAATACAAACATCAATCGCAATACAATATGACCCAAATAATAGGCTTTTTGGATAAAATTCATCTCGCCAACATGTGGTAAGAAATAATCTGATAATATTTCCAATGCATGTGCTACTGTTTTACCCTTTGTTAATGTTGCAATATATTTTAATGCATTTACTTTATTTAATATTCCACCAGAATCATGCACTGATGGTATAAATAAATCAACCAAATCAGCATGCTGATCTAAATCCAGAAGACACATTGTAATAATTTCTTTGTCACTAATTATACCTAATGCTCTAAATACAATAAATAAAGGAACTGGTTTACGTACATTGGGTATATCAACCACGATATTTTTAAATGTAAATGCATTTGTAGGTGCCATTATTTTCACGGACATCGTACGTATCGGTTTGGATACATTTTCTGAGACAGATCGTATTTCTGCTGAATATAGGTAAGTATCATCATGTACATCGCGGATATATAACATATTATCACCGAACTTTTCTTGAGCAACTACTGTTTTCTCTTTACCATCAATAATAAAATATCCCCCAAAATCATTAGAACATTCCCCCATAGTATGACGTACTTCTTTTGGTAATCCAGCTAATATACAATGATTTGATTGTAACATAATTGGGAAACGACCAAGTAGTATTTTCTCCAATGTAAGGGTACGTTTTTGTATATTTGATGTTATCATGGACTTTGAGGTTGCGTCTTTAAATAAGGCGGCTTCCGCGGGGGTCAACTCAACGATTGTTCGTTTTGCCCGTTTACGACGTATAGGACCAGTTCTTGCACCGCCTTCTGTTTTACTCTCATCCACATCTTGATTCTCTTCATCATCCTCCGGAATCATATCTTCTGTACCAACGATTGTTGGTTGTTCGCCGTCTTCAAGAATATCTACAAACTCTATTTCTACATCATAATGTATAGTCATTCCATATGTCATATTTCGTAATCTGGCTTCATTTGGATACATAAAATGGGCATTGTTATCATCATATATAACAGGTTTGCCGAAATATATTTTACTACCGTCTTTTCCGCCCAAATACATAATACATTGTGACCTATAATCGTCTATTTTTTCATCATAACGGGTTTGGATTTTTATTGGGTTCTTTTCTTTAAAAATTTGAAATATACCTTGTTTGAAAAAATCGTTGTAAGACTCAGTGTGGTGTCTTACTAAAGATTGTGGATTATTATCAAAATATTTGTCTATTACTTTCCATACTGTGGTATTATCCATGATGTAGTATATAAAGTATACTATATTTTTTTATGTTATTTGTATTTGTTTCTATAACATAAATATATTTAGTAGTTTTTATATTTTTTCTTTTCATATCTTATAATCACCAATATGGCTGACATCATGGAAACTCTATTTGGACCTCTTGACCGCAAATTCTGCGACTACTTCTGGCTTTTATCTGTTTTAGGATTTGTCTTACTTGCTGTTTTATTAATCTCTTCTTTATTAGTTGGTATTTCTAAAAACAAGGGTATGGATTTCTACTTTCAAACCATTTCCATTGCATTAGGTTATGCTATTTTCTATTTCCAAAATAGATTATTACATTCCATGTGTGCGGGAACAATGAACTAAATCCGTTCATTTTTAAAATCATTTTTTTAAGTATAATATAAATTCATTAATGGATATTTTATATTATAGTAATTATTGCAAACACTCCCAAAATATTATACAAACTTTAGTCAAAAGTAGTTTGACTGATAAAATCAGTTTTATTTGTATTGACAAACGTTCTCGTGACCCGTCTAATGGGCAAACATACATTACTCTTGAAAGTGGCGGTAAGGTTGTTATGCCACCAAATGTTCATAGTGTTCCTTCGTTATTAATTGTAAAGGAACAATACCGTGTTCTTATGGGTGACGATATTATAAAACATTTACATCCGCAGATAAAAAACAGTATGTCCGCTGCATCATTACAGCAACAGACTGAACCGAGTGGGTATTTTTTAGCGGCATCAAGCGGTGGAACCAATATAATGTCCGAAAAATTTACCAGCTATGATATGACACCAGATGAGTTAAGTGCAAAAGGAACCGGACAATCCAGACCATTATACAATTATATATCTGTCCAAAATGATATGAACATGATTAACACCCCACCAGATGATTATAGACCAGATAAAGTGTCAAATGATGTTACATTAGATACTTTACAACAAAGCCGTATGGATGATATTGGTCAATCCTCGCAAACCGCACCTAATATACAACCAAGAACTATATAATTTACAAATATATATCAACCCTCTGGAGAAAATTTATAATATAATTCAAGTATGTCTTCTTTATGTCTTAATACAAAATTCGCCATATAAATAAAAATGAACCATGATTGTAATATTTTTCTCGCATAGATATTATTTATTATATGTCCTATAATATTACCTACCCTTTGACATAAAATATAATGACTGTGTATTAATACGGGATGATTGTATGGACTATCTACATCGTCATCTTCATAAACCTCCTCATAAACATCTTCGTCTGGTGCATTACGATAATAAAATGGTTTTTTCATAATTATGTCTCAATGTTGGTTCATTATTCGTGATTTTATTAAAATAATCAGGTACAAATCTGTTAAAAAATGTTTCACAAAAATATACACATGATTGCTCATCGTCTATCTTGATAAATGAAATATAGGTTCTACACAATGGACAATTCGGATAATACTCGTTGTTATTTTCATAGTTTTTGTATAATGACGTTAAATATAATTTTACGCAGTTAATACAAAAACAATGTTGACAATTCATAGTGCATATGTTATTCTTTTCAAGCGAGTCAAAACAGATTGAACAAAAATCCGTGTATATTATTGTAATGGATTCCATATACTGCATTTTAATATCATAACAATATGGTCTTGGGGATATTTTTACAATATCTATATAAATATTCATTATGTTTTGTATTTCGGTATTACGTTGTATTTCACTTGCATAGTTCCATAGCTCATTATTCTCTATATAAGGGATGTTAATAAAATCCTTATTCATAAATGAATATATTTCGTCTAAGTATTGATAATATATTTGTAAATCTATTTTTGATGGATATGTTGCTATTTTTGAGTTATAATCATTTTTATATAACAAAACGCGTATTTCTTGCTGGGTTAATGCCGCAAGACTATGAAATAAATAGTTAAAATTATGTTTTATCATACAATACATATGTATTACTGCATCTTTACAAAATTTGTTATGTAGAATATTTATTGCTGGATGGTTACAGTTATTTATATAATGTCCTATTTCTTTACAGTATGTACATTTATTTGTTTTCATATTATATATTTGTTCAGATTTTATATTTATCGTATTCGCTTATATGTATAACGATAAATCTACTAAATCCAACAAAAATTATCACAAACCGCAGGTTAAAATGCCTATTACTGAAAAAAATAATCGCAATTATAAAGAAACATGGGCTAATATTGAATTTAATGCACCTTGCCCTGAAGATTGTGAGCATGAACATCCTCTTACTGGTAAATGTATGTCACATTATGATTACCAAGTTTAGATAAACCGTTATCGTAATTATAAAAAATAAATTATTATACTATTTTCTAATAATATTATAATGGTCACACAAAAGAATAAAAAGAAGACTTTAAGAAATAACCGTTCTAAAAAACAAAAGGGAGGCGGTTTTCTGGAATATAACAAGTTTCGTCAAGCAATTGATAGTGGTATAGTTGAAAATGTTATAAATACTATTGAAAATGATAACATAGATATAAACAAAACTATTATACAGGATGTATTCATCTTTGATGAAGATACCGCTCTTATGTATGCATATAGAACAGAAAAATATGATATTGCTTACTTACTTTTAGAAAAAGGTGCTGATGTGAATATAAGTGGTAAGTATAGAAATACAATGCTCATGGAATGTATTAAAAAATATATTAAATCTAATGGTAATGATGATTTAGATATGATGAACAAAGTGATTGAATCAGGAGCGGATGTAAATGCAGTTAATAATTATGGTAAAACACCTTTTATGATTGCAGCAAGAGCTGCCGCAGAATACGAAACAAAATGGAAACCAGAAGACGAACCATATATAGAATATGGAACATATATGAATATTGCATCTGATGTAGTAAAACTTCTAATTGAAAAATATGAAAATAATATAAAATTTATAATGAGTGAAAATATCGTAGAAGCAATTACAGAATGGAATTTATACAAAAGTTCTGGTGTTAATACTTGGGTACAGTATATTCCAGGTGATGGTATACAGGATTGGGATGTTAGCGACGTCATTGATATGTCTGAATTATTTTATAACAATCAGGATTTTAATGATGATATAAGTAAGTGGGACGTAAGTAATGTAGAGGATATGAGAGGAATGTTTCAATTTGCAGCCTCTTTTAATCAAGATATAAGTCAGTGGAATGTAAGTAATGTAACCGATATGGGAGTAATGTTTCAAGCGGCAGACTCTTTTAATCAAGATATAAGTCAGTGGAATGTACATCCGTATGCCGATATGGAAGATATGTTTATGGATTCTGGACTTATTGATGAGAATGGTGATTTTCTTATAGATAAACTTCCTCAAGCATTTATTAACCGAATTGGTGAGAATGGTGATTTTAACAATGGAGATTTTTACGAAGAAGAAGAAGGAGAAGGAGAAGGTATAGCATATGAAATTCATAATGCATTTGACAAAATTAATCAAAAACGATATATTGAAACTATAAATAAATATCTTACAGATTTAAATGAAGAAACACCTTTTTTTAAAGATATGATGTTGTTACCTACAAGTACACGTGAAAATAGACAACATATTGTAAGAGAAATACTACGTGTTAGTAGAATAGCTTTTAATGAACACATAAAAGATTTTGCTGAACCGGAAAAAAATAACAAACAAAACGCTTTTCATTGGGTAATACAAAAGTTTTCAGATGGTGAAGGATTTATAGATGATAGAGAAATTATGACAATAGTATTAATTACATTTGCCTATGTATGGTCTTCACAATGGACTGATGCCGAACGCGGTAACTATATACATACATGGATTACTGATAATGCAGAAGCGTACAGTTCTAATCGTAACGCGGCTGCCAATGTATCCTGTACAAAAGGTATATTTGAACGTGTAGTGCAATCATTAACAATAATCTTAGCTAAGAATGACATTAATGAAACTCAACAAACCATTTTAAATATTATTAATAATGTATTACCCGATATGGGTGAAATCTTTAAATTATGGGTCAATAATACAGATAATGATGAAAATATAAAAACACTTATTGCAAATGCTAAAACAGAAGAAAATGTTTTTGCTTTTGCAACATCTGTAGATAAAAAAACCTTACGAGATTCATTTACCGAATTTGCAAAAAATATATATAAAGAACATGGAAAGACAGAAGAAGAGTTAATGAATGATAATGCATTTACTGATTATATAAATGGTATTGATGAATATATTCAATATGGTGGTAGGCGATATCATAAATTAAAGAAGAATAAATCCAAAAGAAAAAGCAAAACCGTAAAAAATAATAAAAAACAGAAAAGAAAGACTCAAAAAAAGAAAGACTCAAAAAAGAAAGACTCAAAAAAAGAAAGACTCAAAAAGAAATAATAATACTAATATATATAAACAGAAGTCAAATATATTACTATTAGAATGGCAGATAAAAGTTCAATTAATAAAGCATTTAATAAATTAATCATTTCATTTTTGGATGATGTTATTTCTATCTTTCCGGAACAACAAGATATAGCTACCGCAAAAACATCCTTATTATCATTTAAGCAAATGAATCCATCTATTATTATTAAATCTTGGTTCAAATTAGTTTATACACCATATGCTGCTGTAATTGATGCAGGAGATGTGAATTTCTTTTTTGATAAAGATTATAGTTCCGATTTTCAGAATATACCCAATGGTAAAGAATTTATGAAAATGATTAATAAAATCCGTGACCCAATTCGTACGATGGACGACAACAACCGTAGGCATTGTGCCGATTATATCTTAAAATTAAGTAAATTAGCCGAAATGCATAATTCTATGTAAACAAAATAATATTATACCAATCTTTGTATAATATTATGATTTCGTTTCAAATCATTGATTCATTATTACACGATAATATTGTCAATAATTCCAATGGATGTTTTTTATCAAAATATCCTTTCATTATTGGCTTTGTTACCAAGTGTTTTTTATTGTGTTTTCGTGGATAAATATAGTATTCTTCGTGTATTTGTGTGATATATGATTTGTATTGTATAGGCAAATCTACCATTGTTTTCATAATATAATATTTAATATATATTTCATGTATTGTACGAATAAACAAGTCATATAATTGTTTTACTTTATAAAAACTCTTATTTCTCTTATGTAGACTATACAGTTCGTCTTCTTTATTGTTATAAATGCGCTGCAAACATAAATACTGAAATATTATAACTCTATCTATGGATACAAATTCTTGATTTAATTTATAAATAGTAGTAGATATAGTTGTTTGCCTACCAGTTATACTGTTTGTTAATACCCATTTGCTTGAACTATAGTCATAATCTATATCCTCTAACAAATCCGTGTAATAATCTTTTATTATGCCTTGTTTAGGGAAACAAATAACACCTGTCATATTTGAAAACACTCTCCAGTTTTCATATTCTTGCTGGGGTATATATTCTACTTGATTACATTCAGTGATTTTATATACTGAAACCAAATATAATGATGATTGAAACATTGGCTGTTTTTTTATAATAAATGTATAACTATAATTTTTAGGAAAAAATTCCAAAAATGCCAAATTATTAAATGGTTTATATACATCTCCACCCGCCGCAATAATAAATGCTGACTCATCTATGTTTGGTATAGTTAATTCATTATCTATTATCACGGGACTTAGTGTCCAAGAAGATATTCTACTATCGTAAAATACATGCAACATTCTTCCGTCAATATATTCATGAATAACAATATCATTTAAAGATTTGTTTAATGACCGAAATTTGGTAAATGTTAATGTTTTTGGTGGTGCAAATGCCAATATTTTATTTTCTGGTACTGAACTAATCACTGACCGATACATACCAGATTCCATATCATCGTTACAAATCATATCTTCATCGTAACATTGTCTATTGTATAACTGTCCATTATAGGATGATTGATAATTATATACGGGTTTTGTACTGATAATTGTATTGATAATTGTATTGTTATTTATCATGTTGTAGTTATACATATATATTTATTATCTTTAACTTATTTACGCAAAACGTCAGTATTATAATATACAATTGTTGTATTGTGCAAATATAATTTAGATACATAATATATATTTTATTATTCCGGTATGGATATGCAAAAAAGTAATACCATAGAAATGTCTAATGAAATAACACCTGATATATCATTAGAATTGGGAGATATCATTGAAATTATTGCACCTACTAATAGTGCACTGCATGAAAACTCTATGTATATCAAATATATTGATAATCAACATATACAATTAATTCAAATCTCATCATTGGCAGAGGTACAGATTAATTTGGATGAATCTGGAAATTTAACGGACGAATCTATCATACAAATTAATTTATTAAGTCGTAGTCCAGAGAAAGGTTATGCAAGACAACATAATTTATTACCTCAAACTTGGATAAGTATTCATATTGGCGGCGATATTCCTACAATTATAACTGGTGAAATTACTAATTTGGATGAAGATATGATTGAAATTATCAATTATCCCGAATTAAAAACCATTTTTCTTGATTTTAAGTATCAAGGAATACCGCAAAATATTCCTATTGATAAAATCGTAATACGTGAGAAACCCGCTACACTTAAAAGTAAGGTTTCACTTGCTGTATTAAAACAAGGGCTTGAAAAGGGTGAAGTGTTTGAAATCGGCGATGACGATGATGAAGAAACCGCTACCATTGAGTTTACAGAAAGCGGAGAGTCCATTGTCAACATACCAGATAATATGATACAAACTCAAAATATCCATACCGTCTTACGTGATATGTACAACGATGCAGAAACAATTGAGTTTAACGATGATTTGGGAGAAGTCAAACATGCTGTTGAAAGAAAAGAAAGTGAACAACGATTTGGCATTGACGTACAAGTAAATGATATGATGGACGAGTTATTGTCCACTATACCTAACAGCGAACGTACTGAAATGGTTATGAGTAATATTCACAACTTAATTCGCAAATATAAATTACTTCGCGAAAGGTACTCTAAGTTTGATGATAATATGAATATATATGATGTTAACAAAAATGGCGATTATTATAAACCATTGGTACAAAATATTATGAAAATGAATGTTCGTTTGCAGTGGCTTTTACCTACGGTTAAACTTCAACGAAAACTGTATGATCTACATAATGGCACAGATATTGATGATATATTTGCAGATACCACATCATCCACATTATCTGATTTACAAACTATACAAAATGATTATTATGACCGTAATCCTAATGATACAAAAGATTATTCATTAATGCAAAAACGTATTCAAGAAATCATGAATCCTATTATTGTTGACAAAAGTTGTGATAGTGTATATACTACACAAGTACTCACCGATATTGATGCAATTGTTGATAATTTGGATGATTTCAATAGCACTGTGTATACTCGTTCAGGAGCATCCAAACGTCAATATGTTATACAGAGGTATAATTTAGGACTTAATAAACTATCTGACCAATTACTTAAAGGTGGAAAAACCGTATATACTCGTGCCAATATGACCCCCAATGAAACTATGTGTTTAAAATCATTGATGGTATTACCTGCATCAATTGTCAAATTCTCAGCAATTCAATTACCCGCTACTAATATGTTACAACGCGTTTCATTACATCAACAATATTTTTCATTGTTTCGTGCATTGCGTAAAAATACTGAAATTGTTCCTCATATCTTAGATGATTTATCACATGAAATTGAATATGAACAAATGGAAAAGGAAACCAAAGACACCATTTTTAAAGGCATACACGAGTTTGCTTTGGGTGACGTTGATTATATCGATAATGATGAACGTTTTAAAAAATTTGTGGAAAGTGTTATTCCACAAACATTTACTATTATTCAACTTTTTCATAAATACATGAAGAATAAATTATCTATGGTCAGTGTGGTTCAACAGTTAGAACCATTTATGATTTATTCTGAAGATATTACATACTCACATTACAAAGCGATTCGTCATTTTGTAAACAAGGAAATAAAAAGTTTAAAATCTTATATTGGGGAAAAATCAACACAATACAATAAAATGCATAATTATAATTATTATGTAATTAATAATCCTAATATTGTTCTTCGGCTTTTAGCTGAAAAAAAAGATATTTCCGACTCCTTTTTCCAAGTTTACAAATTAATAAACCCCAATGATAAAACTCTACCAGATTTATCTCCACATGAATTATTAAATCGTATGATTCAAATGGATACCGGAACCGTTTTTATGAATGCTATCACCTCTATTATGGTTTCACTTATTACTCCGGATTCTATTATGCAACAATTAACTCCTCAGGTTGTTGATGATATGAGTGATATTGAAAAAATAAAGCCATCTGATTGTAATCTTCGCGTATTATCTAAAAAATATACGTCATTGAAAGACTTACAAAAGGACAACCTTGTTGATGTTATTTATTTTGATAAAGAACAGGATGATACACCCTACGATATTATTGAAAAATATAAAGATGAACAAGCCAAACTTGACCCTGAACTGTTTCTTGATTTTTTAATTGAAAATCTAATACAACGTCATAATTGTCCTGCACACATGGCACCTGAATTAGCTAAAACGTTAATTGCTAAAAAGAAAGAGGTCGTTTCTGGTAATTATGCAGTATTAGAAATAAAACCAACATTAAAACAGGGCATAGATGTGTCTAAGTTAAATGAAAAAGAAAAGGAATCCGTTGAGATTGAAGCCGATATTCGTAAAAAGGTGCAATATTACCGACGTTTGAAAAATATGTGGGTTCTTGATACAGATGTTACATTGACTACATTTATGGACACACAATCTCTTTACTGTAATATTAATGATTCTTGTTTATATAATGATAAATCACGCATATGTGAATCTCGGGAGAATGCCAAAATTCGCATTAATATGGAATCTACAACCGAATTGAAAACTGAGTTTGATAAACGATACAATGAGTCTGTTGGTGACTTTGAAAATAAATTAGAAACCAAAATTGCATACTCTATTAAACAATTGAAACGTAATATGATGTTACGTGAAATACGCGAACACAAGCCTAATAATTTAGCTTATGAAATCGGGAAACGATTTTCACAAACCGATGTTATTAAATCGGTTAATGTACAATTTAGAGAACTGATTATGGGACAACCTGATTTCATTAAAAAACAGAGTGATATATGCAAGTTTGTCACACACTTTACACGAGAACCTATGATTGAGAAATTAAAGGAATCTCCCTACTGGTTTTACTGTAAAGATACGAATGCCAAATTATTTCCCAAAACTATTTATGATTTAGCTAATACATTTGTTTCTGGGGGGAATTACCAAGATAAACAAGACCAATTATGTGCTATGTATGGAGTTATGAGTGATGATGGCGATTCTATTGTTGACAAACATAGTGGTTATGTTATTCGCAAACTGGATTTTAGTGAGGAAGAAGGTTTTGATGATACTGGATTTCGTATTACATCACATGCTATTATGGAAAAGGATTTGGGTGATTCTGCACAAAATACTACGACCACTACTGTTTTTGAAAGTGAACTCAGTGAAAAAATATACAATATTGCGAATCTCATATTAACACGCATTAATATACCGATTTCAGTGATGGAATCGTTTATATTACGAGTATCAAATGAGGTTGCTGATAAACATATATTAACTGAAACCGCGTATAATAGACGTAATGAAGCGAATATTAAAAAAACAGGGAAAGCATTGGGTCCATATGATAAATATACAAATGAAACTATTATTATGATTGTCACTGCAATCACTTTTGTCGGTATACAAACTGCTACACCATCATTTGAGGTTAGTCGTGTTTTTCCTGGATGTGTTAAATCATTTACAGGTTATCCATTACTTGGTATTGAAGATATCAGTGGTATTCAATATATGGCATGTGTTGTTAACAAAGTAAAAAGTTCTATTCAACCATGGAACTCTATACAAAAACTAAATCCCGATAAAATAGCGAACCGTATAAAAGATGTTCTTGAGAAATATATTGTTATTCGCAGTGATGTTGACGAATTATATACTGAAAAACGCCTATTCTTAGTATTAAAACCAGATATAGAGATTCCCAAACAACATGCTATCTCTAAATGGCACCATTTTATGCCGCCAGTTACTCCTTATTCTGTTATTAAAACATTACGACCTATCAGCGGGGATTTCAAACAAGAATTAATGGAATCTATTAAAAATGGCAAATCTACACAAAATGATATGATATCGTTATTACATAGCCGTATATCCGAGTTTGGGTATGGTATTATTGAGGTTATTAATAAAATTGTTAAAGATAAAGATATGTTATTACAAACATCCAGTCAAATTCCGTTCTTGGAAAATTCTTGTTGTAATGAAGAAGGTCCTAATTTAATTAAACCGATGGTTTATTTCAACAATGAAGACGAAAACATTAAAGTCCTCTTACAAAAGGTTCGCTCTATGATCAAATTTCAAACTACTATTCAAAAAATGTCTACATGTTCTTCTCTTTTTCATGACGAATCTACCCGGTTACTTCACCCCGACTTACCTACCGGTAGATTAGAAGAGAACATTTATGCAGCTATCATATATTATTGTAATTTTGATAAGAATCTACCTGTACCGGATGATTTATTATCTATATCTGGCGAAAAACTACCTGATTACAAACCATCATGGTCCATGCTTGAAAAAATGGAGTTTATGAAACGTAATGGCAAACTATTCACATTGGACACATTATATAATTTGATGACTATTATTAATACCCGCAACGTTGTCGGTATAAACGTAACAGATTCTGTAAATATTGTGGATGGGTTAAATGATTTTATTGAACATTTGGATGTTACCGATTCCAACATATTTGGAGAACGCATACGACAGCATTTACGAAACGTCATTGCTCAATATAGTCCTACTAAAATGCACGATACATTTACACCTGAGTTGAATGACCTTACTGATTATTTATCTGTATGTAATCAACGTATGTACAAAAAGATAATGGAATTCTTTGACGATTATGGCAATTTATCCGATAGAGATTATGGCAAATTACGTTCCTATTTATCGGATATTACCAAATGGTCTATTGATAAAACGGATGACACAGTTAATATTTATGATAATGGACTATATACAGTTACACAATATATACAAAATGCTACTGTTATGCTTTCTAAAGTTTATCCTGAATTATTATTAAATAATGCGTCACCTTACATGGTTGTTCCCAAACATTGGGGATTGGCCGAAGACCATGTATTTGATATTGAAAACTTTTTACAAAAATATCATAATAAAATCATGGCATTTAGCGAAGACTCCACTCTTAATAATATTCTACAAAATATTGTTGCACAGACCACTGATATAAATTTATTTATTAAATTATTACCATTACAAACCGATATTCAACGGGAAATTATCAACGAGTCTAACGATAAACAAATTCTTTCCTTTTATTCTTTATTTGGAAAAGAAACCATCTATTTGTTATTTACACATTGTTTCTATTTGTTGTTATGTAATTATATCAACCTCAGTGATGAACCTAATATTATTCTCAAAGATAAACAGCTCTTAAAACAACAACGGAGAGAACATAATAAAGAAGTTAGAGATTCTTCGCTACAAATGGGTGCTATTTCACAATCTGACGATAATATAGATGACGTAACTGAAATGCAAATATATACAGATACACAAAATGTTGATTTAAAAAACAGAACTGCCTCTTTACTCTATGCTTTCTTACAAATTGAGATGGATAATAAAAAGGAAACCAATTATACATATGAGGAGGTTATCAAAAAAGTTAATATGGCAAAGGAACGTGAAAAGAAAAGTTTCGTTGACTATTTAGGCGTTGATAATATGTCAGACGAGTCCAGAAAGGCAGAAGTACTCATGAAAAAATACCGTTTGGGAAAATGGAATGTTGGACAACAACGTGGGTTAGTTCATTATGATAAAGAAACCTATACCAGAGAACGTAACGAAATGTTATCACAATTGAATGAGGATGTTGCTGGTAATGTACATCAAGTTGTTAATGACATGCGCAGAGAAATATATGATATTGAACAGGAGGAGGATATTGAAGCTACACGTCAAGCAGATGCAGAAGCGATTGATATTAGCGGGTTGGGGGATAATTATGAAGATGGCGTATTTTATGACGAGGACAGAGAAGACAATTACGATTAACGTTTTTTTGTTTTTATGCATTATTTTGTGTAAATCACAGATTATTATTTATAGGCTTAATATAAATAATAAATGAATTACATTAAAGGATTTGTACACAATAACAAGGTTAATATTGCGGTTTTACTCTTTATATTTCTTGCATTCACATTGCATTTTTATCAACCATTGTTCCTATACACAGAAGATGGCGGATTTCGCGAGTTTGGGGTCGGTTACAGACATAAAACCGTTTTTCCCATTTGGCTTGTTATATTCTTGATGGCGATTTTTTCTTATTATATCGTTTTGTATTATTTAGCGTATATGTAATAATATAATCATAGAATTATATATTATATTTATCGTTACATGGACCTTCCTCAATTAATTGAAATCAATGCAAGTTCATATATACAACAAACCCTTCATAAATGTCATGTAAACCGAGTAAATTTCTACTATTATGTTCTTAATATTTCGGTTCTCTTATTGTTCATTTTAATTGTTGGATTTATATTGTATTATTGTTATACTCGTAAACCAACCGATTATGAAAAACATCAAAGATTATTACGAGACCAAGAATATGTTGTTTCTAAAATACGATATTACCAAGAAGATAGCAAACAAAAACGAGAACAACAATCATCCAGTATTACTGATTTACCGTTTATTCAAGCATAATATATATGTTATTATTATATATATATATTAATGAACATTATTCATCAACAAAGAGAGCATATATTAGAGAACAATAACGTTGGTAAAACTGAGTTACGTGATGTTCTCGTAAATACCAATAAAAGAATAGAAAGAATTGAATTTAAAGAATCGTTGCACGGTGACTTGGATTTTTCTATTTTAAAGGAGTTTGGCTTTGGTTTAGTTCAAGAAATCGTTATAAATAAAGGCGACGTTACCAGTGTTACTAATCTACCTGAAGGATTAATAAAATTCACATGTAATCATAATCTTTTATTTGAGTTGGAGAACCTACCAAAAACAATTGAGGAAATCAACGTGAATAACAACTATATTGAGGTTCTTGAGTTAGATTATCTTAAAAATCTACAGGTTCTCCATTGTTCCTCTAATAGAATGTCTAAACTTGAGAAATTACCTACATCACTTCGGGAATTGAGATGTGAAAACAGTACGGTTTTAGAGTCTTTACATCTAGGAAATACCAAATCTCTTCAGGTTCTCCATATATCTAATACAAGTGTTCATATCATTTATGAATTCCCTGATGGAGTTACTGATTTTGTTATGGAGAATACACCCAGTATTGAATTTCGTAATGCTGAAACTACTATTTCTTTAAATGCAGCCAAGAAAGAAGACGATGAACAACGACACAAAAATTATGTTGATACATTGAATGAATATTTTAAAAAAAAATCCAAATACGAAAATGAATTATCCAAACTCAAACGCAAAGTATACAAAAAGGCGTCTACTAAAAAAATGGGGCGAATGGCTGTTTTATCGGTTAAACCTGCATGTATTAAATGTCAACGCCCAGTTGGTACCACATTTGGTATTAAAGACAACAAATATATTGCATTATGTGGAGACCCACAAAACCCATGCAATTTGGATATACAAATTTTTAATAGTTATATGCCTAACTTTCGTGCGTTTTTTCAAGATTATAAATACCAAATTGAGTCATCTAAGCAAAAAATCATATGTGATAAATTAGATGGACTCTTTAGTTATATCACAGAAGAAGAATCTATTCGCATATTCAATGAAGAAATTAATACATATACCGAAATTACCAAAATGTACGAGAACTTTCTCAAAATATATAACAATAATTATGATAATGACCTTACTAAAGAGTTGGTTATCAAGAAAAATGTGCATATATTTAAACTTATTGAATCTATTAAATCATTACTTGCTGAATACAAAAAAACGGATAATATTGAATTCTTAAAACAAGCGGTGCGAGTACAAGTTGACCAAATCAATATTGAAGCCAGAAATTTACGTATGATTCAACATGAAGTTATGGAAATGGAACATAGACTACCGGTTGTTCCTAATGAAAAAACTATGGTTGTTCTTGATAATGACTGCCAATTAGATATTAAAATCAAAAAAGACAGTGATGTATTGGAACATATCTTAGTGCAACGACCTGTTGAATTATCCAAAATGGAATATCTCGCGGACGAACCTCCCAGTATTATCAAATTTATTATTTAAACAAAAACCTTTAAGTTCTCTTTTCAATTTATATATTTATCATAACCTACAAAATATATAAATGTATTTAACTCTTTATAACACAATTAGTTATTAATGGGTAATTTTACATATTATTTAAACAAAATCCTTTAAGTCCTCGTTTCAATTTATATAGTTGTCAGAAAAATCAGAAAAAAAGTGGTTGCACTTTACCAAAAATGGACATTTTCAGAATGTCCTTTTTTGCTATATACGAAACACTTTTTTATTTCAGAAAACACGAAAATCCAATTTACATCATAATGCAGCAAATCACGGATTTCTATAAATTATTTGACTGCATACTTTTTTTAATTACTTTTTGTAAAAAGGGTTTAGGCATTTTTTATGTAAGTATTATATACTTACAAATGACTTACAATAAAATGCCGAAAAATGCCGAAAAATATAATTGTGAAACATGCAATTTTAAATGCAGTAAACTAAGTAATTATAATAAACATATTTTGACTGCAAAACATGAAATACTTACAAATACTTACGAAAAAATGCCGAAAAATGCCAAATTATTAAAGTGTGAATGTGGAAAAGAATATAAGCATCGTCAAAGCTTAAATAATCATAAACGTCAATGTACCTATAAAATACCAGAAATTCCCACTGCAGAAATAAATGAGTTTGTAGAAGACCAACCTGAACCCATTGGGTATCATAGTATGATAGAAACATTAGTAAAAGAAAATCAAGATTTTAAGCAATTATTGATTGAGCAAAGCGCCCAAATGATGGAATTGGCAAAGAATTCCCAAACCATTAACAACACCACGAACAACAATACTCAGTTCAACCTTAATGTATTCCTGAATGATACCTGTAAGGATGCAATGAACATATCAGATTTCCTCGGTAATTTAAATATCAACATAGACGAAATAGAATACATAGGACATCACGGGTATGTGAATGGTATGACAAAGATGATCATGGACCGTTTAAAGGACATGGATATTACAAAACGACCGATTCATTGTACAGATATCAAACGGGAAACCATGTATATCAAAGACCAGGACGAATGGAGTAAGGATACAGATGAGTTAACGAAGCTACGTAAGATATTAACTCGTATAACAATGAATAATTACAGAACAGTTCCTCAATGGAAAACTGCTCACCCAAAGTGCGAAGAAATGGATACTCGTGATTATAATTTCTGTTACAAAATGATGCGTGTGATACTGGGTGATGTGGAAGAAGCCCAAGTAAGATTGGATAACAAAATAATCAAAACGATGGCGAAAGGATTATTCTGTAAATAGTAAGTTCATACACACTGACTATGTCACAAATTATATTAAGAATATATAATTTGTAATGATTTTTACTCATGTTGATATTACTCACATTGATTATAATTAGAAACTCCATCCCATGCAATATTATTCATATTAGCCCAACCCTTTTTAGAACATATAGGAATTTCACTATCCATCATATTTGCCCAGTCAGTTGAGGTTCCACTACTGTTCTTATCTTCTTTTTCTATTTTGGGATAATTATCAGATTGAACAATGCTTGCAGTAGCACTTGACCGTATTGAACCAATATTAGATGTACCAAATGCTGGAACCTTGCACCATATTTTGTTAGCATCATCTGTATACGATTCCCATAAATCCGGACAAGTATTTGTAATAGGTGGATAGACATCATCCGCGTTTCCACCTTTTTTATTTCCCACCATACGAGAGCCAACAATAGTTAATACGACTATTAATAAAATTATCGCGATAGCAATAGTTATAAAGTAAAACCACTCCATTATATATTAATGTTACAAATTATTCAGTACAGACTATTTCATATTACTAAATATTTAGTAAGTTGCATATTTATTTCTTAATAAACATTATACCAATAAAATGAACTTGACCAGTATAGATATATATCAAACAAATCAAATATTAGATAAATCTGTATATAATGGACGCGTTAATATAATGGAAGAACCTTCACCCGAAATTCAGTTTAAAATGCAAGAACGTATTGCGATAAAAAACAAAACAACTGAATATAGAGAAGCTATTGCTGGTGATTTAGAATCAAACTTATTATCTACTGTTTATTTTTCCGCAGGCAATATTCAAATCGTTCAAAATGGACTTCGTGCAGGTGTTTATAAAATGTCTGGTGATAATTTTGTTATCGTCCCGCAAAATATGGACACCTTGAAAATTATTATGCGAAGTATTTTTTTACAATACGCAGAATTTGATATGAATAATATCAAAGGCGAGGTTACCCGATTAAATAAATTGGTTCTGGATTATGCAGTACCCAGTGTATATAATGAAGCGGTTGGTTATATGAAATACCGTGAAGACCAGAGCACATTAGCAGTTCCATTAGCATTACCCCAACAAAGTGACCGCGAATACAAACAATTGGAATTAAAACCTTTTGTATAAACTGTTTATTTTATGTAAGATATTTTACTGATATATCTTACATAATTGAAATGCAAATTTTTTCTTTGTATTATCTAAATGAACTCAAATTTATATAAACACCAGTTTATTATGTTTATCGTAATGATAATTATTGGTATGCTATTCAATCCTATGAATATTTTAGCATATAGATTGACAGATTTGTATCTATCATTAACCCTGTTTTATGGAGGTATATTAATGGCTTCTAATATGATGTGGGCACATGAGGTTGTTCATTATTTATCAATGGGACATTTCAATATAGTAGTTTTCTCTATTGGAATTAGTTTGTCTATTGGTGTATCCATATTATTATTACGAGAACAGTTATTAGTTGATGATAAACAATGGTTAAGCCGAATGATACCTCACCATTCTACAGCATTAACTACAACACATAAAATTTATAATAGAACAACCAACCCAAAAATAAAGGATTTAGCAAAAGAAATAATTAATACACAAGAAAAAGAAATACAATTAATGAAATCTATGTTATGATCATGATGTAGTTAATTATATCAAGATTTCATTATTCTAATACCAGTTTACATAAGAATCATAACCTGTTTTTCACTGTCTGGTATAACACTATGTGTTAATACCGTATACATTGTCATTGCAAAATAGACGAAAAGACAAAACTCACATATTCGATCAAATAATGATAATTTTCTTAGTGTGTACTTATAAATATACTCATGTACTATCAAGTTCCATCGTATAAAATCAAAATAACAGCACCAATATTCTATAGGAATATGGTTATAAACTGATTGTGCAAACAATGCACTACTAAGCATAGTCCAGTGTGAAATTTGATATGGTATAAAAAATGCTCCCCCTTCTAAAAATATATCATGTTCACCGAAAATAAGTTGATATGTATGTGCATATATATCTACTGGTCCAGCAACCAAAAACAAATACCAAATATAAGGTAATTTACGGATCCAATATTTATGTATATAAGCAGTTCTACACGGTTTTTGATGAACCTGAAACGCATTTGCATACGAATCAGCCATTTCTTCTGTAAAATAATTAGTCTCACCAGCAGCGTGACTCATTCCACTATACATTAGATAAGTTACTGCAACAGCACGAGGTTTATACAATTTTGTATATGTAGTATATTCATGTTCAATTATATTATGCCATGGATTATCTTTTCTAAGACGCATTTTATAAAACTCATTATTGGTCATTATAATTATAATGAAAATATTCATTTATGTATGTTTATTATATATCTTATCATGCTAATGAATTAAGTGACGGTAGTATCCATATAAAAAATGGTGTGTATATACAGAAATTTATAGACAAATATTTACTATAATTACTTCTTTTTAATTTTTAATACATTGGTTTTTGTAACTTTTTTACCAGCTGCCGCTGGCTTAACTTGTCCAGCTTGGATTTTTTCACGTTTCTGTCTATATGTCATATAATTTGTTTTGAATGTAGCTAATTCACCTAACCACATCTGCTCTAATGTAGTATTTGTTAATACAGTCAACTCAATTTGCGTATCATCTTTTTCTTTCATGATGGATGCAACATTCTCATCAGTGACTGAGTCCATTGGCATTTTTACCAAATATTTGTAATCATCATCAATCTTATCAAATTTCATACCTTCCAACAACTCTGTAACTTGATTTGCCTTTTTACGACGCAAATCAATAGAACCCTTTAGATTTTCTTGAATATACCGTGCACGATTCGCTAACCGAATTAATTTGTGGTTCATATTCTTAATTTGGAATTCCTTCCTTTTATGATATACACCGAGTCTAACATCATAAAACTCATCCGCGATTTCCTCAATAGAGTCATACTTATGTAATCTACAATCTTTGTTAAACATGTGCATATTCGTTGCACTATTCGTGGTAGACAGTTTCAATATCTTATGCACTCCATTGCAGCCAAACTCATCAAGTGTTTCTTCTAATTCACACAATGAACCTCGTGGAAATACAATGGTAATATCAACAGATACCTCTGTAGAAACGGAGATAAAGTCGCGAATACTTGGTGTTACTTTCTTACCTGTCTTGCTGGTTCCATCCATTAATGTTTCCAGAAAAGTAGTATATGGCATGGTCCATGTACCAATCGGTAATTCTGTAATACGGATTTTATCTTCAGCAATCTTCTCATATACACCTTTAATCAAATATTTCTTGTCAGCTATACGTTGAACGCTTCCTTTAAACCCTTCATAATACGGCACAAAGTCAATTGATTTTGTTGATTTATTGGTTAATTTCTTTGTCAAGTAATCAACAATGGTTAATGGATTATATGATGCAATATTACACGAAAACCCCGTACCGATACCTGATATACCATTCATTAATGCAAATGGAATGATTGGAACATAATATTCAGGTTCAACTGTTGTACCATCATCATTTAAATACTGTAATACGGAATCGTCTGTATCTGGGAAAATACTACGGGTTAATGGATTCAACTGTGTAAATATATATCTCTCAGATGCACTATCGTCACCTCCATGCAATCTTGTTCCAAATTGTCCATTTGGTTCCAACAGATTAATATTATTAGAACCTACAAAGTTTTGTGCCATATTTACAATTGCACCATTCAAACTGGCTTCACCGTGATGATATGCACTATGTTCTGATACATATCCTGAAAATTGTGCAACCTTAATTTCACTTGTTAACTTACGCTTAAATGCAGCGAATAATATTTTACGTAATGAAATTTTAAGACCATCTACCATATTAGGAATAGAACGTGCACAATCATATGTACTGAAATGAATCATTTCATTGTTAATAAATTGTTCATATTGAACCGAGGAGTTGCTGGTATTTAGATAGGCATCCTTATCATATGCTTCAAGCCATTGCTTTCTATCATCTGCTCGTTTTTTATTAAAGATTTTGTCAATAGTATCATCACTATTTGCACCAGAATATACAAAATCAACAATCTTTTTGTTTGCAAAATAATTCTTAAACTCAGCAGACGTTGATGTTCCAAGTCCCTTAAAATATTTTACATTCCACCCGGTATGTCCATCCTCACCAAAGCTATTTTTCCATGTATTATATTCACCATCGTTATAGAACAGCATGGTTTGTGCGCCCTTTTTAGCACGTAAGATTGGTGTATTCATAAACGATAGGAATCCGGGGATTTTTGTCAAAGACGCCCATTCGCTATGGAATAAATTAATACACAAACCCTTGATATGTGATCCATCTAAATCTTGATCGGTCATATACATAATCTTACCGTATCGTAAGTATTTATGTACATCATCCATTGATTCATACTCTTTACCTGTTTCTAATCCAAGAATTTTCTTGATTTCATTAATTTCCTTATTTTCACTAATTTTTTTGATTTGTTCACCGCGTACATTTAATAACTTACCCTTTAACGGATAAATGCCCATTGTATTACGGTCTTCACTTGATAATCCAGATACAATACCGGACAATGCCGATAACCCCTCACATAATATAAGAATACAATCCTTTGAATTAACGGTTCCACTATAATTGGCATCAATTAGATTTGGAATGCCTCGAACAGATTTAGTTTTAGACCCATCTGTCTTCTTTGCCAGTTTATTGTCCTTTGCTTCAATTAATGAACACGCGACATCCATTACTCCTAACTTTGCAAGTTTTTCAATGAAATTATCACTAACCTGACAAACCGAACCAAATTTGGTTGATGGCGTATTCATATAATCTTTTGTTTGACTATCAAATGATGGATTTTCAATATCACATCGTAAGAATAAAATAATCTGTTCTTTGATTGCTGCTGCGTTTACTTTGATCTTCTTCTTTTTTTCAATATAATCACACATTTTACGCACGATTTGACCAGTAATATAATCAATGTGTTTACCTCCTTTGAATGTACAAATTCCATTCACAAACGACACTTGCATAAACTCATGGTTTGGTGAAATTGCGACTGCATATTCCCAACGTTCGTCTGGGTTCTCATATACACGTTTTGTTGTATCCTTACCTCCAATATATAAATCAATATATTGTTGGAAATTCCTCACATTGATAGTCGTATCGTTACAACTAACCTTGATTTTTTTGATAGAATGATCAGTGATTGCACCAATGTCATAAATACGTTTCTTTAACAGAGCTAACATATCGGGGGTTATCCCATTTATACCAAAACGCTTGTAATCAGGACGGAATGTGACCTTTGTATAAGATTTAGCAGTTGTCGCCACCTTAGTAATTTTGGGTGGGTCAATTCGGTCAAGATTATCGTGAAATTCTTGAATGTATTTGAGTCCACGAGTATGGTCAACCGTTTCTATGCGACCATATGTAGACCAAATGAGAACCAACTTAAACCCAAATCCATTCTTTCCACCCACAATACGCTTTTCATTTTTATTATAGTTGGTTGATGTACGCAAATGTCCAAATACCATTTCAGGAATCCATAAATTATTCTCAGGATGTTTAGCAATATCAATACCATTTCCGTCGTTAGCCATTGTAATTGTACCATCTTCAGTAATGGTGGTATCAATATATGTTACAAATCTTTTTGATATCATTGGTGAATGAATCATTCTTATGACGTGGTCTCTGCAATTTACAATTCCTTCATCAAATAACTTGTATAATCCTGGAATATATTCAATATCGCGATAACAAATTTTTTGGGTTGCTTCGTCGTAAACCCATAATGATGCATCTACATTTTCAACAGAACCAATATATGTATCTGGGTTATCTAATATATGTTGTTTATCAGTTTTTTGTTGATACTGTAGAGCAAGTAAATCATTTGCACTTGATTTAACGGTAGGTGTAGATGTAGTCTTTAGAGAAGCCATATTCAAATTATACAATAGAATATAATGAATATTTTAATTCAATTTTATGACAATTTGTTATATCGGCATATATATATTTGAAAATGCCTCAAAAACCCAGCATGTTTGATATTAATAAATTTTGCAATGGTGAACGGTCTACCTGTAATATTATTGGATATTCCAAAACTACTACCGCTGGAAATGACCCATCCCTAAGTAATAAAATGCGATATTCTCAAATGTTACGTTCTCGTAGATTTAAGAATGTTAGGAATACGAGTATGATTCCGCCCCCCGCAAAACAAGAAATACCATTATACCATTTTCCTGGTGGTTATATTTTTAATATGTCTTCTATATAATTTAGATGATTTCATTATATTTTATTTATATAGTATATAATGAAACGTCCAGTTCGCGCAGATGATGGTAAATACCATTTAAAAAGTGGAGTCTTTGATGAACTGTTTGGTTCTCGTACACAAGTTATGAATGGCACTGCGTATAAAACCAGTGGTGAACTCAAGAAAAAGGATTTATTGATGAACAAGTGGGGTCGTATTGTTTCTTCCAAGAAACATAAAACCGCCAAAAAGGAAAAACGTTTAGAGAAGCACGGATTTTTTGCAAAGAAAGGTAAATTTGGTTATGTCAAAAAAACCGCTCGTAAAAGCCGCAATAACCGTAAAGGTAAGAAACAATCGGGAGGTGCACATGAGTTAAGTCCTGCAACTATCTAAATATATTAGAAACCTAATTATAATGCATACCAATCACCTGATATAAATTTAGAATCTATAATATATTCTTGGTAATTATCAAATATATATTTTTCAAAATATCCTTTACTAATGATTTGACGGCGATTCGTTGTTGGATTCGTTATATGTGAACCTGATATACATTTGCAATAAAATATGTACGCATCATATATCGATATATTTTTACATATTGGAGGAGAAGACATGCACATTGTGTTTGAAGATAAGCTTATATAATCATTATGTAGTTGCATTTTAAGCGCATCCATAGATACTTGTATTTCAAGTTGTTTATCCCACAATGAACAACGCACTTTTGATATAAATTTATCACGGTCTATTTCAACAGAAGGGTGATAATATACAATTAAATCCACCATTTGTTTGTCAGATAACTGTGGTGCAAAGTCATTATTTAATTCGCACCATTTACGAAACAGTATTAATAATTCATCGACCTCTAACTCATACTCTGTATCATCTTCTGACATAGTTTCATTCCAAAAATCCAGAAATTTATGTATTGACGGTAGAAATTTACTGCATACACCAAGAAAACTATCAGTCGTAGGATTGTAATATTTTTTTAACTTTTCTGTTAACATTGTTTTTAATGTTTGTAAAAATACTACTGCTGGTAGGCTTTTATCTCCTAAAAATTGTTTCCATAAATATTGCATATTCTTCCATGTTATTTGAGGGACACGGATATTTGTAGGATTAGATATGTTATCTATGATTTGTATAGTGGATGCAGTATTCGTTTGGGTTTCTTCTATATCGATTATGCTATTTATAAAGTCATCTATTACTTCATTTATATCCATATTTTTCATAAAATACACATATTCTGGTAATTTTACGTCATTGCAATAATTTTCTATATACCCATCTGCTGAATTATACCGTAAAGAATAATGACATGCCACACATAATATGTCTGGGACATTTTTATTTATTATTTGACCACAGGTTACCTCAGATTTTACATTGCTGTTTATATTTACTAATCGGCAATCATCATATTTATGGTCGTGATATTTGTATTTAAATGTCTGTGCTAAATTGCAACCAATAAACATTTGACTCATATGATTTAACTGCGTTAGAAAAAACTTAGCATCCGTATCTATAAAATATACTAAGGACGATTGTTTACGAAATATATTATCACCCAATATTGTCAAAAAATGCTTTGTTTCCGCACGAGTTTTAAATATTATAGGACATAAACGGTCTATTACCGACTGAATTGTTGCAGATTCAGGTACAGTATGTAATAAACTTGATTCGCGTATTCTCTTCATTATATTCAAACGGGTCTTCTGTTTCCACGTCATTAATGAACCATCTCGGTTTAATAAATTCAATACATTATACAATATATCATCTTCGTTGAACAATTGATAATGAATTCCATCATAATAAAAGAAATTATCAGTTGATGCCGAGTAAAAATATTGATTATTGTTTAAAAAACTTTGGATAAATGTATCCTGTTCATTTGTTAGTTCATTGTATCTTATTACCCGTTGGTTATGAGATTCATCCATATTTTCAAACATATTCGCAAGTTGATTACAAAAATAGGTATTTATTTTTTGATACATATAACTATTTGATTCATATTTGTCAAATATTTCATTTACTATTATATTTGCTTGTTCTTTGTCTCTTTTCAATATATTTACACTATTATTATCCTTTTCCAAATCATTTTCCATGTCTATTATTAATAAAGTAATATAAAGTAATATAAATTCATTGGTTTATATTACTTTTTTTATTATATTGTCACCACACTATGTATTTTTGACGATTTATAATATTCGTTTGTTGAATCTACCATGGATGCTAATATATATTTTGAAATTATCATTTTTGATTGTAGTACTTGATTACTCGGTAATACTGCAAACCATTGGTATTTTGTACGATGTAGCACCTCATCTGCAGGGATATAAATGCCAACTGTATGATTATCTATGTCTAAATATGCTTCTTCCATCAAATTATCTAAAACAATCTGGTCACCCTTTGTTGTTTTTATACCTACCTTTTCACCTCCTATTAAATCCAGTTTATTACCAGAAATCATTTGTTGACATTTTATTGATAATGAACCTACAAAATCACACTCAGTGGTTGGATGTGTTTTATTTATAGATTTTATAAATTCAATTAGCTCTTTCATATACTTATCATTCTTTGGTGCACCCATTATATAGGTATTTGGAATAAATGGTTTATCTGTTGTTCTATTTATCATATCACATGTTTTGTTTATACTTTCACATACAAATGGTTTACCATTACTTACCATATCGTCATACATCGGTTTTAAATTCTTTATGCATAAAAATGAGTTAGGTACTACCAATCCACCATATATTTCCAATAATCGGGCCATACCCAATTCACGATATTGAGATTTTGTTGGTTCTGGCATGGACCTGACATTGACATCCCATTCCGGTAGTAATTTATTAAATGACTCGTCGTCTATTAAACATACATTAAAATCATCACCACAATGATTTATGATTGATTTTATTATTAAATGCAAATATGGTTGATTTAAATCGGTTGTATTTCGGGATTGGAAATCTTTCCATGTTCTTGCGTTAATTTCATATTTGGAATGAATCCACAGTTTGGGGCGGTTATACCCATACAATGGTGATTCGTTCAATAAATAATCTTGTATTATCTTATACTCGTCGTTTGTTTCTAATTTTTCTTTAGTATTTGCTATTAGGGTTGACCCTACATATATTAACCCAAAAGCAATAACATAATGTGAGACATTCTTTATACCAAATACCATTGTACTATCTTTTATATAATATGATAGTATATTTTATTGTTATTAGATAATCGTGTTATCAATAATAAATTAAATAATCTATTTTGTAGTTTGATTCATTATATTTCATTTGAGAAGCAAATCTTATTAAGTTTTTCTTGCAGATTTGTCTTATTATGTTTAATAGTGATTTGTATGTCATTTCACGAGTTAAATAGTTCCATTTACTAACAAAATAATACTCTTTTAAATCATTACAAAATTCATCATGATAATTATGAAACATCATTTTCCGGTATGCATTCATGTCAACTAAATAATAATTTTCTTTTTTTAAACATATTTTATCTAATAAATCAAATAATAATTGGGATGGTATCGGATATTTGATTATTTGATTAGACATTGCATAATAATAACATATATTTTTATATTATTATTTACACATTATTCTTCTAAATCCTTAGAATAATTGAAAATTATTCTACATCAGCGGCAGCCTTTGCGTCAGCAGCAGCAGATTGGGCTTCAGCAGCAGATTGGGCTTCAGCAGCAGCTTGGGCTTCAGCAGCAGCTTGGGCTTCAGCAGCAACTTGGGCTTCAGCAGCAACCTTTGCATCAGCCTTGGCCTTTGCTTCAGCAGCAGCTTGGGCTTCAGCAGCAGCAGCAGCTTGGGCTTCAGCAGCAACCTTTGCATCAGCCTTGGCCTTTGCTTCAGCAGCTACATTGTCAGTTGTAGAGTTAAATACAGTTTGAGGGATGGCGCTACCTTTTCCGCGACGTGGTTTAAACATAGACGAAAAAAAATCCATAATATATAATATAGTAAGAATTTTATTTCTAAACAGTTTCTTGTCAATATATTTTAGTTATTAGCCGTATCAGGATGAAATATATTATATAAGTTTCCCGTAAATAAAGCAAGCTCAATACAATCTTCGTGTATCATATTAAATATAGTGATGTATTTGCACAGTACAATAGTAATTTTATATCTAATATCATCGTTAATTATATCTGTAATTTTAATATATGAAAATAAATAATCATAAATATCAATAACAGAGTACCCATAATCATAAATAGTATACATTAATTGGATTGCTCCATGCAAATTATTAGATTGAAGCATATCTAAATAATTTTCAAATTGGGTAAAGGATATTATAGATGATATTTTAATACATAAATCTATCGTAATCGGCTTGTTATATATATAAAGTTTTTCTAATATTGACACCATGCGTCGTATAGACTTATTTGAAATGGTTAATATATAATCCTTGGTCTCTTCATCAACGATAATATTTTCATTAGTAATTATTTTATTCATCAACGTTTTAATTTGAAGGTTATTTGGAGAAGGAATTTGTATAATATGTAATCTGGACTGAATACTTTCAACAACTTTTTGCACATTATTACAAACACAAATAAATTGTATGTTATTTCTATATTTATCAATATAATTACGAAATACTTGTTGACTTTGTTCATTAATTGTGTCAATATCATCAATTAATACTAATTTCTTTTTTCCATATATTGAGGACATGGATTGGCAAAATGTTTTCATATCATTACGAAAGTATTGAATGCCCTGTTCTTTTAAATTGTTCACAAATAGAATATTATGTTCAGGTAAAGAATCAGTTGGAGATAAATCATAATACTCTCGTATTAATGTGTTCAACAATGACGTTTTACCCGAGTTATTGTTCCCAATAAATAAAATATTAATATCATCAACAGATATCAATGTATTAACCGCTTGTTTAAATTGGTCATTTGTATAAAAATCAGTTAACCGGTATGGACGATATTTCTTTATAAATGTGGAGTTATCACTCATTACTGTTACTGTTACTATTACGTATTACATGTTAATTTCTATATAACATTTAATAGAAATAATATATAAAACAAATGTATTCTACTATAATAACAATAACATGTCATATTACGATATTTTAGGTATTAATCGCGATGCAAGTGAGATAGAGATAAAAAAGGCATATCGTGCATTATCTTTAAAATATCATCCAGATAGAAATCCAAATGAAGAAGCAACAAAAAAATTCCAAGAAATAAACGAAGCATACGAAACACTTGGTGATGCGAGTTTACGAAAAAAATATGATACAAAAGACGCAATGGGAGAGAATTTAAACTTTGACAGTGCAGACCAATTTAATGATATCAATAATATATTTAATATGATGTTTAATGGAATGGGTGGAGCACATGGAGCACATGGAATGCAACGAGCCAATATTTTTCACAACGGTCAACCAAATGCATTCCATACACAATTTCATTTTGGAAATCGTATAGAACCCATAAATATGACGATATTATTAACAATGGAACAATGTTATTTAGGTTGTGTATATGCCATTAATATAAACCGCACAGTGAGTGAAAATAATCAACAGCGAAGAGAAGCTGAACAATTATATATTAATATCCCACACGGTATAAATGAGGGAGAAACTATAGTAATTCAAGAAAAGGGTAATATAGTAAATTCAAAAAAAGGTGCGATTCACCTGATAATAACCATCGCAAAACATGAACACTTTAAACGAGATGGATTGAATTTAATATATAATAAAACCATTTCATTGAAAGACGCATTATGTGGGTTTCATATAGAAATTGTACATTTAAATGGCAAACAATTTGCAATAAACAATGCAACGAATCCTTCTGTTATACAGCCAGAATATAAAAAAGTAGTCAAATCATTAGGTATGAAACGCGGTGATACTACTGGTGATTTGATAATTATATTCAATATTTGTTTCCCCGAATCATTAACACCCGAACAAATACAAATATTAAAAGAAACATTAACATAACCGTGTAAATAATACGTTTAATATGATATTTTTTAACATGAATAATATCATACCAAATGAAGTATTATGGATATAATTTTACGGAAAGAAATAGTGGTGGTTTAGGTGCAATAATTCATGATGTGATGAACGCAGCTAAGTATGCAGTAGAAAATGATTTAGTATTGGGTTTTATAAACGAAGGTTATGAAATCCCGCGACTGAATGGGTCGTATAATGATATAGATGTTCCAAACAAAACATGGCATTCTTATTTTACATCATTTGAAAAGGTTAACCAGACTGATTGTATAGAAGTCTGGCCCAATGGTATAGTTGATGCCAAAACTACAAAATGGGGTATACAACAGTATGCTTCATTATTACGGGATACAGTTTGTACATTTCAGCCAGATATATACAATGAAATCTACCAAATGGTTAAGCAAACCAAATTTAATGTTGATACAGACATTGTAGTTCATATACGTCAGACAGATAAAACAAGTGAAAATCCAGTATTTTTACCAATTGAAAAATACATAGAAGAATGTGAATACGCGTTAACACAATTAAATGAAGAACAAAACAGAATATATGTATGTACTGATAATAAGGCGGTTGTTGAAGATATAAAAAAACATTTTAATGAAACAAAAATAGAAATTGTATGGGATGATAGTGAATCAACTGAACCATTACAAACAATGAGATGGAATGGGAAATTGGCAAAGAGTATAGCACAAGCGGAAACGATGGTTGCATTGAAAAATATATTTATAATGAAAGATGCGAAATATCTAATAGGTGGTAGAATGTCATACTTTTTTCGTATACCCGAATTACTTGGATACCCAAATACATGTGTAAATATTCAAGATAATGATACATTCGGTATTGCACCCTATTCATCGGTTGATTATATGGTTCGCCCATACCTTAAACATACAATTCCTAATTTTATAAATAAGGATATGATAACTCTTCCAAATATTACAAAATACAATAAAATATACAACGACGAAAATATTGTGACAATCCCTGATTTTATTTCAAGCGAAGCACTTGGTAGTATTAAAACCGACATAGAGAATTATAAATGGTGGTCATATGCAACTATACCAACGAATAATAAATGGACGGTACACTATTCTCAAGGAATATCCAATGAAACGATGGAGGAGTGTGAAAATGCATATACAAATAAGTTATTTACATATAGATTCAAACGGTGTTTGGGAAATCATTATAACACTTGTGTTTGTGTTTCCTGCAAATTAAACGCAACCGTAAAAAGTTTTCCATTTACTGATATACTTTGCAAAATTGTAGGATGTAGAAATTTGAAACCAAGAGAAGTATTTCTCAGTAATTATGGAAAAAATGATTTTTTAACATTACATCATGATATAAATAAAGGTGATATTGCGGTTACTATATCATTATCATATGATTGGGACCCAAATTATGGAGGAATATTACATTTTTGTGATGATAAAAAAAATATATACAAAAGTGTTGTGCCAAAACTTGGTAACATCAATATATTTAAATTAGACCCCGACCATGGGATAGACCATTTTGTATCACGCGTGAATGTAGATAAAAATAGATATACATTAGTTGCATGGTATCAGTATATAGATTAACGACGAAGTGCCTTTTTTATATCACTTTGAATATTTTTCATATGATTTATTTCTGCATCCCAACACCATTCACAGTTGCTTGTGCTTAAATTCCACTCTGGAACAATATCTTCTACTATTAAATTAAATATTTTCTCAGCTCGCTCTTTATGAAAATCAGAAGTTGCAATAATAACCTTTGCTATTGGATTTTTCGTTTGTTGTATCCAATTGTTTAAGTTAACAAAATTTTCTACTGTATTTTTTGATTCAGGGTCAATATATATGTTGATATTTGGGTGTAATTTATGGATTCTTCTTTGCATAATAGAAGACTCACTCTCAGTATTACCGTATTTTGATCCTCCTGATAAATATAAAGTAACAGGATGTGTTGTTGTTTCAATGTATGTCAATACACTATTGACTCTTTGGTTTTGTAAACCTGGATTTTCACAACCAAGTAATACAATAACCTCATTATTCAATTGTACAACGGGATACAATACAACAGTTGACATACTGTATAACAATATGTAACATAAAACGGCGTCAAACAACAAATTAATGAACATCCTGATAACAACTCTTGGTTAGGCTAATATGATTTGATTTGATAAATCATATTATCATCAATTTTTTTACAATTTTTCGCTTTTACACCTTTGAACAATTAAAACCGCACAAAGTGCGGTTCAAGTTCAAAGGAAACGTTGCCCACCCTTCGGGTGAGTGGTTCAGCATAGCTGAACGACCGATAAATCAATTAAGACGCACACAAAGTG